ACCGCGACGGCGAGATCGACGGCAACGACCTCGGGAGCCTCTTCGGTTTCTGGGGCGCCGCCTTGCCCGCGGGTCAGATCTCATTCACGACGACCGGCGGCCCCGACAACTCGATCGGCTGGGACGGATATGTGTTCAATCCGGCGACGGGCGACTATCTGGTTAGGTACCGAACCTACAGCCCGACGCTGGGGAGGTGGGCGGAGAGGGATCCGCTGGGATACCGGGATGGTGCGTCACTAGTCGATTTTGGTCGAAGCCAGCCCATATCGCGATCCGATCCGACGGGACTAGTTACTGTCCTTGTGCATGGGATCTTGTCGCAGGGAGAGTGGTACCAAGGGTACGCAGCGGGCCTGCGTGCTGCTTGGGGAGCCTCGGAGTGCGACGACATCATTGGGTTCACTTGGCAGAGCCAAGAGTCGTTCGATGACCCGCGCCCCACAATCGAGGATTCTGCGGATTCAGTCGGGAACTTCACAAGGACGAATACAGTAGCGGCGAGGCGCCTGGCCGCACTTCTGAAAGCGCTTGAGGACTTGCATGGTCGACACGGTTGCGAGGAGCCGATCAACGTAGCCGCGCACAGTGCAGGCACCGTGGTTACCATTGCGGCAGCTCAACAAGGAGCCATGATCAGCAATTCCGTATTCATGGGATCGTGTCTTGATGCTGAACACGGCATCATTGACGTGTGCAAGGCGGGCGCGAGACTCGGCGCCGTCTCAAACTACTATTTCACGACCGACTGGATTGCTCTAGCGCGCGGCGGCGCCTTTCATTGGTCGTACACGTACACCGCAAGCGGGGCGACTTGGGCACTACCAACTAGCGTCCGCAACCGTCCGATGTGGCAGGGTCGCGAGCTCGACTTCGTATCTCACACCTCATATCACACCCCCGAGAGGGCGCGGAGTATCTATGCACCCATACTCGATAGAAGCGGGCGCGGCTGTTGCGATTGCAGCAACGAAGATTATCGAAGAGACTTCGAGGAGACAATTGCAGCGCATGGCGCGCAGCGTGTACCTGGCTAGGCTCGCCTGCCGATAACCCCTGGTCGGCGCAGCCTATGCAGCTAACGATATAGTGAGTTGTGTGGACAGAAGTAGAGGGATAAGTGGCTGGAACGAACAAGTACGAAGCGAGCAGTCTGCTCTGGGGCGTTGGCAGGGTTCTGCTCTACGTCGAACGGCTCTTCCTCCCGTTCGTGCGAAGTTGCTTCAAGTGACGGGCAGCCAGGCGTGGTCCAGGCAAACATGACTGACATTGTAAGCACCGACCGCCTCACGGCGGCGAAGGCAATCCGATTCGCGGTAGTTCTCGCTATCTATGTCGGAGCGATTCTCGCCGTTCGCCAGAGTCGCGGGTATCTCGCGCTTATCAATGATGTGATCGCTCCCGTCGTGCTTAGTGCGCATGTCGCGGTACATGGGTGGTATCTGTTCAAGCCATTTGCGTCGCCCGTGCTCTATCGAAGAATGATTGAGTCCAATGTGATTACCGTGATAGCCTCGTTGCTATTGTACGACTTTGGTGAGCAAGGATGGATAGTGCTGACGTTGCTGATAGGAAAGGTGCCACTGTTAGAGCAATCTAGGGGGGTCTTGGGCCTTCCAGTTCTGGGCTGTCTTGGAATAGTGTGGAATCTCGGTATGTTCGGAGTCTGCGTCGTGGGCTGGATACGACTTGCACGTGCGGGGCGCTCGGAGTGGAGTGCGTTCACCATCAATCACTGTGCTAGGTGCGGATATCCCCGAACTGCGAAACAGCGTTGCACGGAATGCGGACTCTGACCTGCTCCCCAGGAACTGGTCCAGTCGGAGAGTTGAACTCTTGAAGGCGTTCGAGGATCAACGGGTTGACGGTGGCCGGGCGGTCGTGGCCTTCAGCGGCCGAATGGGAGCCTCGCTTCTGGGTGGGTCGCGAGCCAGGCAGCGGGGAGCAGCGAGCGGAGCTCGTGCTCGGGTTGCTCGGATGGCGGCGCCTGGACGCGGAGTGCCACCAGTCGCGTGAGCGCGTCGCGGAGCCAGCGCCACGGCTCGACTTCGGCGAGGGAAGCGTTCGGGTAGTGTTCGTCAAACTGCGCACATTTGACCAAGCAGCCTCCGTGGGGAGGTGATCGCTGACAAGGCGAGGCCCCATTCAAGAGGGGCGCATGGAAATGACCCGCTACCGAGCACCGCGAGCTGGCCCACTACGATCCGATCGGTGACGCTTCGGGTGTGCGTTGGCAGGCAGGCGTCCCGACCTCTCCGCCGATCCCCACCGATCGGTCAGGACCGATTGAGTGATCCGACTGATGGAACTGGATCGCGCAGTTTCGCACTCTGTCAGGGTCCCTCTACTTCGACGAGTCGGTGAAACTCCACCGACCCACGGGTAAACGATGAACGCCTCGACCGAGTGGTCGGGGCGTTCGTCTTTCAAACGCAAGGAAATCGCAGGTGTTTCGCGAATCCGCACCGCGTCGAGAGACGCGAGGCGAGAGTCGCGCGCGACACAAGAGCGAGCCCGTCGAGGCACTCTCGCGTCGAAGTCTCAAAGCCTCTAACCAGAGATTCGCAACTGGTTATAGAAGTGCCAGTCATAACCAGTTGCGGCGCGACTCCTGCACGGATCGTTGGTTATGGTTGGGAGTGCTTGCAGGCTGTGATCAGGTGTCTCTGCACTCGCGCCTTGGTGTTCAGGGCGACTGGCCACCACCCATTTCAACTAGGACCACTCGTTCACCGATGCGATGGTCCTGAACGATTGAAACTTCCAGCAGGTCGGGGCTGACGCCCAGAACCTTTGCAACAGCAGCTCTGGCATCGTTAGGAATCTTGGCTGGGAACTTGTTCTCGTGACGGCGGGCTCCCGACTTCCCCCACGCCACTTCGTAGCCGCCAGGAATTGCCACGTGAGCGTGGTACTCGTCGCGCGGGAAGTGAGGTGGATCGCGTCGGGCCGTGTGTTTGCCGACGGTCGCGCGCGTCGCTTCATCGAGCCGCTGTTGCGCATCGGCGAGCAAGCGCTCCGGAATCTCAACGAGCAGTTTCTTGGGCTCGAAGAATTCTTTGAATCCGAGTATCTCGGCCACGCAATGAACTCCAGTATTATGCCTTCTGAAACCGCCCTTTCAGTCCACGCGACCCGTTGCTCTTGAGTACTGCCGCATGGTTTCGAGCTCCTTCTGGCCAGCCAGGAGCGAACGGAGACGGGACGCGAGGGAGATTCCAGTCGGCATGGTTCCAATCATAATACTCGGCATCCGGACAACCAGATGGAGAGCCCTCCGGATGCAGTGTGCAGTTCGTAGAATCTATCTTCGTGAACCGTTCTCACGACTCTCAGGCTGTGGCGATGCCGCCACTGGAATCGTCACCAGTCGCCGAGCACGTGCGGGCGGGGCGTCAAGTGCTCATCGAGGCGATGCTGGCTCGCGCTGATTGGACCCCAGATCCACCCGGATGTGTGGCGACATTTGTCGAGCATCCTGCCGATAGGCGACAATCCCTCCCCGTCGCCATCGTTTGGGAGCACCGATTCGCACTTCATTATTGGGCGAAGTGGCGATTCGACGAAAGTGTGTGCCGACGGTGCCCTGACTTTGTCACCGTGGACTTCCATAACGACTTGGGTACCGAGGGGGACATCGAGCCAGATGTGATTGCATCCTTTGATCCGACTGATTCTCGCATGACTCCCGCGTTCTGCTGGAGCATTCTCCATCCGATGAATGATGGCCAGATCTGCGCAGCAATGCGGCTGGATCTGGTCGGGCACGGTCACTTTCTGGTCAAGTCGCTTCTCGGCGTTCAAGAGACAAAGGTGATCGATCGCGACGGCCGAGTTCACAATGCCAGGTTCTACCGTCGAAGTGTGGACTTGCTGCGCGCTATCGAACGCGGAGCGATCTCGGCACCTGTCGTCCTTGATATTGATCTAGATTACTTCACTCGGACGAGCGCATCTCGTGCGTTGCATGACCAGGCCGCGCTCGGCTTTGATGCAGTCCGGAAGATCCTCGATCCTGAGGGTCCGCTGATGTCGCAGCTGCTTCCAATGGTGGTCGCGTGCTCGATCGCCTTGGAGCCAGAGTACTGCGGGGGTCTCGGGAATTGCCTGCGATTGCTGTGCGACGTGGATGAGATTCTCTTCGGAGGGAAGCTCCTCGGGAACGGTAGGCGGGCGAAGCGATGAGCTTTGCAGGAGGCCGCCCCTGGACAGCTGGCTTAAGCATGTCCGGTGCAGGTGTGCTACGTTCTGCGAGTGGAGCCGTCTACGCCGGAGCGATCAGCCTGCACGCTTCCGCGGGTCCGGGCCGAACACTTCAACAGTTCGGCCCAGATCCCGTACGGTTGCACCGTCGCGCACATCCGCGCCGCGATGAACGATTTCATCGAGTTCCTCGAGTTCGTCAATTCCCAGCTCTACTCGAAGCAGATTCCACGGCTCGAAGCGTTCTTGATGCCCGCCAATTTCAGCAGCATCGTCGGCGAATTCATGTCGGCGACGATCCCCAAGCACTGCGCTGACCTCGTCAAGAACCGCTACCACAATGGACACCCCGACCTCATACCCAAAGGCCAGTTCGAGCGTGACGCTGTGCAGCACAGCACCGACGGCATCGAGGTCAAGGCCTCACGCTATCTTCGCGGTTGGCAGGGACACAATGCAGAGTGCGTCTGGCTTCTTGTTTTCGTGTTCGAAGCCAACCGTGCCATCGACGCTGCCAACGGAGTAGCGCCAATGCCGTTCCGATTTCTCAAGGTGGTAGGTGCTCAGCTCGCGGAAGTAGATTGGCTTTTCTCGGGCCGTTCGGAGACGAGCCGGCGCACGATCACGGCCAGCGTAACCAACAGCGGCTTCGCCAAGATGGAGAGCAATTGGATCTATCGGCTCCCGCCGAATAGCGCAGGCTCCCCAGCGGAGTCGACGAGGCCGGACAGATCAGGAGTCGATTGAGCGCGCAGTCGCGGAATTGCGCCGACCGCAAGTTTGAAGTACTCCGGATGGCGCTCGAGGCCGATCGCCTGCACGCCGACCGCTTCCCCGGCTGCGATAGTCGAACCCGACCCCATGAACGGGTCAAGCACCACGCCTTCACCTAGCGGCAGCGACGCCCAGACGAGCCGCCGCATCAGTGACTGTGGCTTGAGACTGGGGTGTCCCGCAACGGCCCGTTCACGCTGCGGCGTTCGTTCGCTTTCGATCACGTCCTCGAATGGAAGGTCGTTCTTGTAGCGACGGAGGCCACCTGTCTGCCACTCGCGAAGGCAATCGCTGACCTTCAGCGACCCCATGGGCTTTCGAAAGATCCCCCAAGGCTCGTAGCAGCCCCGCGCCATTGAGCAGACTCCCGGAAACTCCTCCTCGGCGTTCTTGGGTCGATCACCGCCGCGCAGAGTGCGCACGAGCCGGATCAGTTCGCCACGGAACTCAAGGCCGCCTTCGATCATCGCTCCAAAGATCAACTGGGAAACGAACGCGTTCGTTGCGAGGAGAACGTGGCCGCCAGGCCGTAGGACCCTGAGAGCCAGTGAACTCCACTCTTTGAAGAAGCAGCGGAGGCGCTCCCGCTCTTTGCCATCGAGCGCGGTGAACCGGGGAAGTGGGGAACGCGCGTGACCGTCGAAGGAAGGCGGAATGCGCCAGATGCCACCCTTGCCGCTGGCGCGCTTCTCCAACTGATCGGTGTCGAACTCCTTCACGCCGTAAGGCGGGTCCGTCACGATGGCGTGGATTGCATTCTCGGGGCAACGAGCCATCCACTCGAAGCAGTCCGCGTGGACTGCCAGTGAGCGGCCGATTGTGCGTGACGGTAGCCCGAAATCGAAGGTGCCGATGAGCGACTCGGGAGGGGACGCCTCGCGAGGCCTCGAACTGTTGGCACATGAAGGCAGAGTGGTGGGCACGCGCAAAAGGTACGGGTTCTGTTCGGGTTCGTCAAGGCCGCCGTCGTGTCCATTCGCACCACTGCGGCGCCGTCATTGTCGCCCCCCGCAGCTGTTCTGTCCACCTTCGAGCCCGTTTCTCCGCCCGAGTCCGAATCCAGTCGTGCCGGACATGCGTCGGAATCACGGCGTACATCCCAGATAGCCACCGTTCGCCCTTCACCCCGCAGTCGCAGGCTGATGCCCGCGGCCCAGGAGTCGCCGCATGTCTGCAAGGTCGCAGCCGGACATCGCACCTTCCGATCGTCTTCGAGAACTCGCGAGCATCCTCGCGGCCGCAGTCGTCCAGCGCATGGCGCTCGACCGGCGGATCACACCTCCGGTGCCCGGAATCTCGCAGGAATCCTCTGCAAGTGGCCTTGAGGTTCCGGCGCCCTTGCCGCTCAGTGTGGCAGACCGTACCCGCGGGTGAACGATGCGGGTGGCAAGGAGACCAAGTACATGATCATCGATATCGAAACAGAGATCGCTGCACTCGAACGGATGACCGTCGGCGAGCTGCACGAGCGCTACGCGGAAGTCGTCGGCGAGAAGGCTCGAAGCCGACACCGCCAGTACCTCATCCGCCGCATCGCGTGGCGCATCCAAGCGAACGCTGAGGGCGGACTCTCGGATCGCGCGCTCCGACGCGCCGAAGAGCTTGCGAACGATGCCGAAGTGCGCGTGACGCCACCTCGCTCTGGTGCCATTCGCACAATCCCTCGTTCGCGCGAGATCCACGGCGTACCGACTAACCACGATCCCCGGCTGCCGCGTCCCGGCACTTCGATCGTCCGCGACTACAAGGGGCGTCGACTCGTCGTGAACGTCCTCGATGACGGCTTCGAGTGGGATGGCCAGCACCTCCCCTCGCTGTCGGCCGTCGCGAAGTTGATCACAGGCTCCCACATCAACGGCTTCCGCTTCTTCGGTCTGGAGAGGCCGCAGTGAGTCGCCGCATGGCCGCCGTCGCGACGAACACGAAGCGCATGCGCTGCGCCGTCTACACGAGGAAGAGCACCGAGGAGGGGCTCGACCAGGAGTTCAACTCTCTCGACGCCCAGCGCGAGAGCGGCGAGGCGTACATCGCCAGTCAGAAGACAGAGGGTTGGACCTGTCTTCCGGCGCGTTACGACGACGGTGGATTCACGGGCGGCAACATCGAGCGGCCCGCGCTCCAGCGACTTCTCGCCGATATCGCGTCCGGGGCGATCGACTGCGTGGTGGTTTACAAGGTCGATCGCCTCAGCCGGTCGCTCCTCGACTTCACGAAAGTCATGGAGACGTTCGAACGCCACGGCGTGGCGTTCGTTTCGGTGACGCAGGCGTTCAATACCCGTGACTCGATGGGTCGCCTGATGCTGAACGTCCTGCTCTCTTTCGCGCAGTTCGAGCGCGAGATCATCGGCGAGCGCATCCGCGACAAGATTGCCGCGGCGCGCCGCCGAGGGAAGTGGGCGGGCGGAAAGCCGATGCTCGGGTACGAGGTCGATCGCTCAGGACCGAGCCCGCGCCTCGTGGTGAACCCCGAGGAAGCGTCGCGCGTGCGGACCATCTTCGAGCTGTACCTGGAGAAGGGCTCGCTCCTGCCGGTGGTCGAGGAGCTCGATCGCCGGAGGTGGACGAACAAGGTCTGGTCGACCCAGAACGGCAAACGCCTCGGCGGTCGCCCGTTCGACCGGCCGTCGCTGCACCAGCTTCTCACGAACCCACTGTGCACCGGCCAGATTGTCCATAAAGGGGAGCGGTTCCCGGGTGAGCATGAGGCGATCGTGTCGGAGGCGACGTTCGCGCGAGTGCAGAAGCAACTCCATGCGAACGGTCGTTCTGGCTCGACCCCGGCTGCCTCCGAGAATGGTGCGATGCTCAAGGGTCGCCTGCACTGCCGAGCGTGCGGCTGCGCCATGGTGCATGTGCTCTCGGGCCGAGGCACGAAGCGCTATCGGTACTACGTCTGTTCGAAGGCGAACCGAACCACTCGAGCGAACTGCCCGTCACCATCGCTGCCTGCGGCAGAGATCGAACGCGTCGTGCTGGAGCAGCTCGCGGTGGCGCTGCGTCAACCAGCGATCATGAACGCGGCAGTCGCGTCGGCGCGGGAGTCTGACCGCGCCGTCGGCGTGGCGGATGTGACGATGGCGCTTGACGACTTCGAGTCGCTGTGGGCAGCGCTCACGCCACGCGAGCAGACGCGGGTGCTTGATCTCGCGATCGACCGCGTCGAGTACGACGGCGCGGAGAGCAGCGTTGAAGTCATGTTCCATCCGACGGGCGTGACCGCGCTCACCAAGGGATCACTGGAGGAAGCCGCATGATGGCACTACGAGCGAAAGTTCACCTCACTCGCACGAGCGGTGGTCGGGTTGTCCTCGCGGATGAGCCGGCACCCGCAGAGAAGGTGCTGCCGCCTCGGGTGCCGCGCGTGGCGCGTCTGATGGCGCTTGCGATCCGCTTCGATCGGCTCCTGAGAGACGGCTCGGTGGCGAGTCTGTCGGAACTCGCCCGGCTCACCCGGATCACGCAGCCTCGCGTGACGCAGATCCTGAACTTGACCCTGCTCGCCCCGGACATTCAGGAGGAGCTGCTGCACTGGGGCAGCGCCAGGACCGGTCGCGACCGGCTCAACGAAAGGCGGTTGCGGCCGATCGTGGCCCACACGGATTGGAAGGAACAGAGGTCAGCGTGGCGGCGCGCCGCTCAAGTGGTCTGACCCGATCCCAGCACGAGCTTCGCGACAACGACAGTACCGTGCATAGGGACATGCGCCCGAAAGTCGAGCTCGACCCGACGCTTCAGCTCGTTGCTTGAGATGACACCCTCTCCGTCGACCCGAATGCGCCGCGGCGTTCCCCGCAAATCATGGCAGGTAACGAGGAAGGTAAGGCCAAAGACCTCTCCTTGGAATCCGATGACACCGTTCGCGTCTTCGAGTGAAAGCACGCCGATGTGGCCGATCGCGGTGTCGAGCATCACTTCCGTGTGCAGGGTTGCGCGCAGGTAAGGGAACATCCTGATGTCGGCCGCCTCGACTCCCATCGCGTAAGCCGCGGCGGCGGGCATCACGGCGCCACGGTTGGCGGCGACGAAATTGCACCAGGTCTTTGTCATCCAGCGCGCAAGCTGATCGAACGGAAGTTCGATCACGTTCGGGCCGCGCCACAGCGCTCCCGGGCGGCAGACATCGCTCTCGTCTGCCACCGCTTCGATGGACCGCTTGAGGCGGATCGCCTCCATATCGAGCCCGCTAGAGACCTCGTGGTTGTGGCGCTCGCAGAGCATGTTGCTCAGCGCCGTGGACCACGGGATGGTGCGGGTCTCGTTGCCACAGAAGGTCATTCCTCGCACGTCGACTGACGGTCCAGTGGCAATCCCACGCGGCACCCAATGCTCGCCGGTGATTGCGCCGCGGCATGGCCCATGTCCCTTGGCCCAACAGTCCATGCTCGAACCCTAGCGGAATGGGAGCTGCGAGGTCGACCACCGGCGTGCCCGTTTGAAGGCGAGGCAGGCATCGGCAATACTGTCGCAAGATCTGTCTCAGTCGGGGCTTCGGCTCCGGTGGAACGGGTTTCCGGAGTCCGCCCATCGGCCACAACCGTCTTCAGTTCCCGCCTGATACCTCGAAGTGGTGGCATGTCGTCGAGGCACTCGCGCTCGGCGAGGATGTCGCGGCTGTCGCTGAGGCAACGCTTGAGGCTGCCGAGCGCGGTCTCGAACTTGCTGGACGGGACAGAGGCGTCGCGTACTCAGTCTGGCTACTGGCGAGGATCGTCGCGGCGGCACGCAAGGGTGATTTCGCCAGCGCGCTTCGCGAGTGCGCGATCGATGTCTCCAACGATGCGTCGCTCACGGATGTACTCGCAGGATTCAGTGACGCGGTCGATCGCCACCTGACGGCGAACCGAGCTCGCAACGACCTCGGCGAGATGGCGCAGATGGCGGCCATCGAGGCGATCAGCGCGACGGCAGGCGCCGCGCCCGACCTCCTGTGGAGTGATGCGGCAGCAAGCGCAAAGTCAGCTCTGGGCGCATTCGGGACCGAGGGGGGATTCAGAACGCTGACGCATGCGTTCTTCACTCGCTTCTTCGAACGCTATCTAACCTACCACCTGAGCCGGGAACTCTCGCAGCATGTCGGCCAGAACCAGCGGTTCGCTGACTCCGCAGCCCACAACGAGTTTCTCGACGCACTTCGGCAGCACAGCTCCCAGGTCACATCGATCGTTCGCGAGTTCGCGTCCGGTTGGTACGGCAAGTCCAAGTTCGAGACGGGACTGTCGGAAGACTCAGCTCGCCGTTTCGCGAGCTACTGCATCACGAAGATCCGCAGCGAGGTCCGACGGAGAGCCGCCGGATGAGCGCACCCCGCCTCATCCTCTGCGGCGGCGCTCGGACCTCGTCGAAGGCGAAACGCTGGACGGGCGCTCGCCCGATCAAGCTGTCGATCGGGAAAGGTGCCCGAGAGGTCCACCTGAAAAGTGGCGACATCCCGAACAAGCTTGTGGCGCCGCTTCCACCGAGAGCTCTCGATCTGCTCGAGATCGCGGCCTATGTCTACACGGCCGATCAGGCGGTCAGCCGCGGAGGCGACTCCTCTTTCGAGTACGGGAAGAAGTGGCGTCGCCATCTCCGCTTCGAGGTTCCTGTGCGAGATGTCGCGTTCTGGAATGCTCGCGCCACCTTGGAGGCGCTCACGTCGGCACTGGGGTTCCTGTCGGATGACGATTACGAATTCATCTTCGAGAAGAACAAAAGTCCCGCACCAATCGAGGCATACCTCCCATTCGCGACTGGCAAGGTCGAAGGTCCCCGGATCGAGGAAGTGATGTTGTTCTCAGGTGGCCTCGACTCATTCAGTGGCGCCGTGCAGGAGATCGTGGTCGGCCAGCGCCGAGTGGCGCTCGTGAGCCATGTCTCCACGAGTAAGGTCGGCAAGCCGCAGCGTGACCTCGTCACCGCTCTCGCCGCGCACGCGAAGTCTGGCCACGGGCCCGTCCACATTCCAGTTGGATTGAACAAAGGCAAGGATCTCGGCGTCGACAACACGCAACGCACACGGTCGTTCGTGTTCGCGACGATGGCGGGCGCCGTGGCGCGTGGGCTTGGCCTCTCGCGATTCCGCTTCTACGAGAACGGGCCCATTTCATTCAATCTCCCCATCGCAGCAGAACTCGTCGGTGGTCGCGCGAGTCGCACCACCCATCCCCTCACGATCAGGCGGTTGCGAGAACTGCTATCTCTCGTCTTCGAGGTTCCGTTCGAGATCGAGAACCCGTTCCTATGGCGAACTCGCACCGAGATTCTGGAGCAGCTCAGGACTACTGCCCTCGCGCCGCTCTGCGCGAAGACAATCAGTTGCGCCCACACGAAGGAGCGCACGACTCAGCACAGCCATTGCGGGCGCTGCTCCCAGTGCATCGACCGGCGCTTCGCGGCCATCGCCGCCGAGATGGGCAACGACAACGATCCTGTCGAGATGTATGCCACTGGACTCGACATGCGTTGCCGCGACGAGCTTCACAAGACGCTCGTCGAAAGGTATGTCGGGTCCGTGCTCAAGATCCGCTCGATCACCTCGGTGCAGGGCTTCCTCTCCCAGTTCGGTGAAGTTGGTCGAGTGCTCTCTTCGCTCCCCGGATCGACCGCCGCCGCCGCGGAACAGGTGTTCCAATTGCATCGTCGCCATGCCGACCAGGTGCACCGTGCTGTGGTAGCGCTCGTCAAGCAGGAGGCGAATCGGATCGTCGACGGCGAAGTGCCCCATGACTCACCGCTGGGAATCCTTGCGCGCCTTGCCCCGCCCGCGCCGGCTCTAAGTCCACCACCAGCTCTCGCTGACACCACCGATGCGTCATCCTCGGGTGCCGCGAACGGAAAGTCGGCCTTCTACAAGGCGCCCGCGGTCGACGAGGACGGCCTCCGTGCATGCTTCCGCGACAAAGGGTGCTTCCTCGGAAGCACAATCGAATTGAAACTGTTCCGGCGCCTCGCACTCCGTCCAGGCGCCTACCTCAGCATGGAGACCTTGCTGGCGGATGTCTGGGACGGAAACACGCGGAGAAGGAACACCGTGCACAAGTGCGCAAGCACCTTGCGCAAGAAGCTCCGCGATGCGGGTATGGGCGAGCTGCTTGACATCGATGGATCGCAGCGTGGTCACATTGCGATGAAGATCTCATCGGACGGTAAGAGCTAGTTCCATCGAGCGGTAAGTCTAGGTCCTCAGTGTGTGTGGCACGCGGCGAACGCGCCGCCCCGCACCACAGGGACCATCGATGTCGCTACCGAACAACCCGTCCGACCTCCTCACGCACCCCATCGTCAAGCGCGCGATCCGGAAGAAGGCGCGGGAACTCGCGCAGCGCCGCGAGTTCGTCGGCGACGACATCGCCGACATCGCAGGCGCGATCCGAATCCAACTCGCGCCAAGGCTCGCGAAGCTCGATCTCTGCCGTGGCGCGCTGCACGCTCTCGTGGCGTGCGCGATGCGGAGCATTGGTGCTTCGCTCATCAAGGAGCGCTACCGCGATTGCCGGCGCGTGGCGCTCAACACCTGGTCGTTCGATGCGCCGGACGCCCGTGGGCAACGGCGGCGCGCGGAAGCGATCACGGAGTCTGAGGCGGCGACGCGGCATGGCGGCGCGGCGCCCGACGCGATCGGTGCATTCATCACCCGCCAGTCGATCGAGCACGCGACAGCGTCGCTGCAGCCAGACCTTGTGATCGTGGTGCGGCTCCTGCGCGAGGACACACCGGCGACCGCCGCGCGGCGTCTCGGCATCTCGCGTCGGCAGATGCGCTCCCTCATCGCCGAGATCCGTGAGCACTTCATCCGCCACGGTTTCGGTCACTGAGCGGACAGCGCTCGGAATCGCGGCGTACATCCCAGATAGCCCCATCTCGCACCGCTGACCCCGGAGAACACATGCCACTGCTCGACACATTGATCACGACCACGACACCAGCGCCGCCGAAGGTCCTGCTGTACGGCGGCGCTGGAGTCGGAAAGACAACGCTTGCCCAAGGCGCCGACGCGCTTCTCATCGACTGCGAGAACGGCGCCGGCGCGATTCCAGGTCTCACGCGCACGCCGTTCATTCGAAGCTGGCCAGAGGCATTTGCATGGCTCAGTGAGATCGAGAGCAACGCTCCCGAAGGCCTGCGGGTCGTCGCGATCGACACGCTCGATTGGTTGCTCCAGCGCATCGTCGAGTTCGTTGTGATGGACCTCGACAAGAAGAGCCGCGGCGATGTGACCAACACTCTCTCATCCGCCCACGGTGGCTACTTCAAGGCGCGCGAGATCGTGCAGAACATCGTGAGCCGCGAGTTGCTGCCACTGTTGAACGCGATCACTGATCGCGGCATCACGGTGCTCCTGCTCGCGCATGCGGCCAACACAAAGATGACGACCCCCGAGGGGTTCGATGTGCGGCTCGCAGGCCCGGACATTCCGGGGTGGATCGCGCCGATGTTCATCGAGTGGGCCGACTGCGTGCTCTATGCATCGCGCGAGCCCGACGGGACTCGCATTCTCACGACCGAGTCAACGAGCACGATCACCGCGAAGAACCGATACGCGCTGCCGCCGCGGCTCGCGCTGTCATGGCAGGAACTCACCGACGCGATTGCGCACAACGCGCCGTCGCCAGCATCGACCAACTGACGCACTCTCAGGAGACACACACATGGCTCATCTCAACAACTTCGACGCGAACCAGATCGATCCCGCAGTTCAGTTCGATCCGCTGCCTGCAGGTCGCTACGCCGCCATCATCACCGAGTCGGAGATGAAGCCGACGAAGGCGGGCAACGGCCAGTACCTGCAGCTCACATTCCAGGTGATCGAAGGCGAGTTCCGAGGCCGCTTCGTCTGGGCAAGGCTCAATCTTGAGAACGACAGCGCGATGGCAGTGAAGATCGCGCGTGGCGAACTCTCGTCGATCTGCCGGGCGATCAGCGTGATGCAACCGCGCGACTCGGTCGAACTGCACAACATCCCGCTTGAGATCAGTGTCGGGCTCAAGCGCCGCGATGACAGCGGCGAGTTCACCAACATCATCAAGGGCTACGCGAAGCGAGGCAATCACGGCGGAGGCCATGGGCCAGCCGGCGCTGCCGTCGCAAGCGGGCCAACGGGTGGCGCTCCGCGCCAACCTGTGGCCGCGGGTTCGACGCCGCCGTGGAAGCGATGAGACGACGCGTACTCACCCTTCCATTTCCGCCGTCGGTCAATCGCTACTGGCGGCATGTCGGCCCGCGCGTCCTGTTGAGCCGTGAGGGGAGGAGCTACCGCGAACGCGTGTGCTCCCTCCTCGCGGCAGCGCGGCTGAGTCCCGACACATCAACCTTCCGGGGTCGCCTCGACATGATCGTCATTCTTCATCCACCCGATCGCCGGCGCCGGGACATCGACAACTCCATGAAGAGCCTGCTTGATGCGCTTGCGCACGCAGGTGTCTACGAGGACGACTCGCAGATCGACCATCTCACCATTGAGCGTGGTGCATGCGTTCCCGGGGGCTCATGCGCCGTCGAGATCGTGGAGACATTCTGAATGGAGCTTCGTCCCTACCAGCGCGATGCCGTCGACGCGGTGTGGCACCACATCGCATCGAGCAGCACGAACCCCGCCGTCGTCCTTCCGACCGGCTCCGGCAAGACGCATGTCATCGCCGAGATCTGCCGGGATGCAGTGACCAAATGGAACGGCCGCGTCGTCGTGCTTGCACATGTGAAGGAGCTTCTCGACCAGGCCGCGGACAAGCTGCGAGTGGTGGCGCCCGATCTTCCGATCGGCGTCTACTCGGCGGGACTCGGTCGTCGCGATCTCGGCTACGCGATCACGATCGCTGGCATCCAGTCCGTCTACCAGCGCGCCCATGATCTCGGGCCGCTCGACCTCGTCATCGTTGACGAGGCGCATCTCATTCCACCAGACGGCGAAGGGATGTACCGGCGCTTCCTGGCTGACGCGCGGGACATCTGCGACCACCAGCGCGTCATCGGCCTTACCGCCACGCCGTATCGAATGAAGACGGGCATGATCTGCGGTCCTGCGCCGGACCATGTGTTGAACGAGGTCTGCTTCGAGGCGGGAGTGCGCGAGCTGATCACGCAGGGATTCCTGTGCCCACTCCATAGCCGCGCCGGCAAGGCGATCGCCGACACCAGCGACGTGCATGTGCGCGGTGGCGAGTTCGTCGCGGGCGAGCTCGAGGACCTGATGGACAAGGACTCGTTGGTCGAGGCCGCCTGTGCCGACATGGTCGCGTCGACGCGCGACCGTCATTCGGTGCTGGTCTTCTGTTCTGGCGTGCGCCACGGCGAGCATGTCGCCGATGTCCTGCGGCGCAGGCATGCAGTCGATTGCGGCTTTCTCGACGGCAACACTCCGGCGAAGGAACGCGACGCGCTCATCAGACGATTCAAGGCGGGCGAACTCAAGTTCCTGGCGAACGTCAATGTTCTGACCACCGGCTTCGATGCGCCGAACGTCGACTGCGTCGCGATGCTGCGGCCGACGCTGAGTCCGGGCTTGTACTACCAGATGGTCGGTCGCGGCTTCCGAGTGCACCCTGGCAAGGCCGAGTGTCTCGTCATGGACTTCGGTGGCAACGTGCTTCGGCACGGGCCGGTCGATGCGATTCGATTGGCCGACCCGAACGCGGTCGCAGGCGATCCACCGGCGAAGCAGTGCCCGGATTGCGACGCGCTCATTCACGCGGCGTACGCCGTCTGCCCACATTGCGGTCATGTGTTCCCGCCGCGCCAGGTGGTGAAGCACGGCGCCGTTGCATCGGATGCTGATGTTGTCTCCGGCGCCGATGGTGTGTCGCGGATCGAGGAGCGCGTGAGCGAGGTCGGCTACCACATCCATTTCAAGCGCGACAGTCCGAATGCGCTGCCCACAATGCGCGTCGAGTACCGCTGCGGTTGGAACCGCTGGCATCGCGAATGGATCTGCTTCGAGCACCCACGGAATGGAATGGCGCGGAGGAAGGCCGAGGCGTGGTGGAGCAAGCGCTCGAACGAGCTCGTGCCGAGCACGGTCGAAGAGGCGGTCGATCTCGCCCGCGCCGGCGCGCTCGCACAGACGCTGAGCATCACGATCGAACGCAAGCCCGGTGACCAGTGGGACCGCGTCGTCGACCACAAGCTCGGTCCGAAGCCGCCGCGACTTGAGAGCGAGGATGGACTGCCCGAGACCGTGCCGCCGACGGGCGGCGATCAAGACTTCGGGGAGATCCCGTTCTGATGACGAGCAACGCACCGATCTCGGTGAACGGCTCGCTCGGCTCACATGCGCGCTCATGCGTTGCGGCCGGTCTGTGCGCGCTGCCCGCGCTCAGGCGCGGTGATGAGAAGCGCGTGGCGCTCCGGCGCTGGAAGACCTACCAATCGCGACTGCCGTCGAGTGACGAGATCGGCTCGTGGTTCAACGCCGATGCGTCCGGGGGAGGCGCGATGTGCCTCGTCTGCGGCGCCGTCTCGGGCAACCTCGAGATGATCGACTTCGATCTCGGTGGTGAGGCGTTCGATGCCTGGCGCGCGTCGGTCGAGGACAACGCCCCCGGACTCGTCGATCGACTCGTGATCGAATCGACTCCGTCGGGTGGCAAGCATGTGGTCTATCGATGCGAGGCGCCGGTGTCGGGCAACACGAAGCTCGCACAGCGCCGCATCGTGGTCGACGGCGCCGAGTCCGTCGTGGTCGGCGGCAAGACGCATGTGCCGCGCCAGGATGCGGCGGGCGTGTGGCATGTCATCGTCACGATGATCGAGACGCGTGGCGAGGGCGGCCTCTTCCTCTGCGCGCCGTCCGACGGCTACGAGATCACGCATGGCGATCTCTGCGCGCCGCCGCTCATCACGACCGACGAGCGCGACATCCTCCTCGGCTGCGCCTGGGCGCTCGACGAGTTGCCGAGGCCCATGGTCGACGGCAATGCGCAATCAAGCGGCAATCAAGAGGAAGCCAAGCGGCAAACAAGCGGAAGCGAAGGCGCACTGCGTCCTGGTGACGACTTCAATGCACGCGGCGATCCCCGGGAGTACCTGCTCAAGCATGGCTGGAAACGTGTCAGCGCCGGGGACAACGAGCACTGGTGCAGGCCAGGCAAGTTCGCCGGCACGAGCGCGACCCTCAAGGACCGCGTCTTCTATGTCTTCTCGACGAACGCGCCGCCGTTCGAGGCGCACAATGGCTACGCGCCATTCGCCGTCTATGCGCTGCTCGAGCATCACGGCGACTTTGCCGCGGCGGCATCATCGCTCGCTTCAGAGGGCTACGGCTCCGCTGACAACACGCACGGCGTTGATCTCTCGGCGTTCATCACACATGTGCCGCCTCAGGCAGAGTCGTCACTTGTGCCGGCGCCGCTTCCAGTGCGCGACCTCGTCGCGGCCTACCCGCAGCTGCGGCCTCCAGTGATTCACGGCCTCTTGCGGGAGGGCGAGACGATGAACATCATCGCGAGCCCGAAGACGGGGAAGAGTTGGCTCACGCTCGACCTCGCGATCGCCGTCGCAACCGGTCGCCCCTGGCTCGGTCGCTACGAGACCGTGCCCGGCAATGTGCTGATCATCGACAACGAGCTACACCGCGAAACGAGCGCGCACCGCATTCCGCAGGTCGCGCATGCACGCGGCGTCGCAATGCGCGAGATCGACGATCGCATCTTCGTCGACAACCTCCGCGGGCGGCTCCAGGACATCTTCACGCTCGCGCCCTACTTCGCCGCACTCGAGCCAGGGCGCGTCAAGGTGATCGTGCTCGACGCGTTCTATCGCTTCATGCCCGCAGGTGGCGACGAGAACGACAACGGCACGATGGCGAACATCTACAACCGCCTCGACGCCTTCGCCGACCGGCTCGGCTGCTGCTTCGTCCTGATCCATCACTCGACCAAGGGCAGCCAGTCGGGCAAGAGCGTGACCGATGTCGGCGCCGGCGCCGGCGCTCAAAGCCGAGCGACCGACACGCATCTCGTCCTTCGGCCTCATGAGGAACAAGGTGTCGTCGTGCTCGATGCGGCCGTCCGCTCATGGGCACCGATCGAGCCGACATGCCTGCGCTGGTCGTTCCCCATCTGGACCGTCGATGACGCGCTCGATCCCGAGGCCCTCAAGCCAGAGCGACCAGCAAAGCGCAAGCAGCCCAAGGAAGACGAACCCAAGGCACCGAAGGCAGTCACCTGGACCGTTGAGCGGTTCGTACAGGAGTTCATCGGGAGCGAACCGGTAACGCTTCCAGAGCTTCGAGAGCTCATTGACGATGTCTCCGACTTGCCGTGGCGTCGTGCAGGCGATTTCGTCGGCATCGCCGAACGGCGTGGCTTGATCAGCCGTGTCCGTCTCCCTGGCCGTGGCGGGCCGATCGGCTTCGTCATTGGTGGTGATGCGAACGTTGGGGGTGACGCATGACGGTGGCCCGCAGCAAGTCGCGAACTAACTGCGCGCACCCGAATCGGGTGGTTCGCTGCGCGCAGTTGGTTCGTTCAGCCACCGCGAACTGCGCGCACCCCATCGGCGCGCTGCGCGCAGTTCGACCCGTTATCGGGGCGCGAGCCAGCGAACTAACTAACTGCGCGCACCCCCCCATACCCCCCCGGGGTGCGTGCGGCCAGTTGGCCGCAGCACCCGAACTAACTGCGCGCGCGCTTGAGGTTCGTGCGCGCAGTTCGAATGGTCGTAGGTACTACCAGCGCGAAAACTGCCCGAAAGGCACGTGGGAACAGTCGCCAATGGCGACTGACTTTATTTCAAGGTGCCGAACGCGGCGCGGTCGCCACCTGGACCACGACGGTCGCCCCCGTTGCGCCGGTGGCGCAGGGTCGCCCAGTCGTCGCGAGTTGGCCAAGGTTGGCCCCCTTGGCGGCGTCGTTCGCCAAGTGCCGATCGCTTCGGGCGCGCCGAGGGACGATCGCGGAATGACAACCCCCCGCGAATCGGCGGCCATGCATCGCATGGCCGAATCCCTCCTCGAGTTGTTGGCCGCCATTGAGGACGGCCGCGTGCAGCGTGAAGCGGAGCGCGAACGAGATCGGCAGCGTGCGGCGCTCGCGACGACACGCATGCATGCGCCGCAACCCGGAAAGACTGAACCGCTGCTCGTGGACGCCAAGGAAGCGGCGCGTCAACTCGGCATCGGCATCCGAACGCTTCATCGACTCAGCGCACCGCGCGGCCCCATCCCGACTGTCGCCATCGCAAGCCGCGTGCTTTACGCCGCGTCCGACCTGAAGCTCATCGCCGTTCAGCGGCGCCTCGAACAGGACGACTACGGAAAGGACTCCCCCCGATGAAGATCGAACTCCGTCCGCTCGCTGACATCAAGCCCTACGAGGCGAACCCGCGCATCAACGACGACGCGATCGATGCGGTCGCGACATCGCTGAAGCAGTTCGGGTTCCGCCAACCGATCGTGGTCGACACCGACGGCGTGATCGTCTGCGGGCACACGCGCTGGAAGGCGGCGCAGAAGCTCGGCCTCGAGAAGGCACCGGTGCATGTGGCCCGCGATCTCACGCCCGAGCAGATCCGCGCGTACCGCATTGCGGACAACAAGACCGCCGAGCTCGCCGAATGGAACATGGATCTACTCGCGATCGAGCTCGATGCATTGCGGTCGATCGATGTCGATCTCGCATCGCTCGGGTTCGACGCAGATGAGCTCGCGAAGATCTTCGCGGGCGACATGAAGGACGGGCTCGCCGACCCGGACGATGTGCCGTCGCCACCTGATGCTGCGACCACGCAGCCCGGCGACCTGTGGGTTCTTGGTGATCACCGGCTGCTCTGCGGTGACAGCTCGTCAGTTGCGGATCTCGATCGCCTGCTTGATGGCCAACCGATCCATCTCGTCAACACGGACCCGCCGTACAACGTGAAGGTCGAACCGCGCTCGAACAACGCGATCGCCGCAGGCCTCTCATCGTTCGAAGGTACGACCCGGGGGCATCACCAGAAGTTCGACAAGGCGCGGAACCCGGGATCGAAGGCGACTCATCGACAGCTCCGCGCGAAGGACCGTCCGCTCGCGAACGACTTCGTGACTGACGAAGCGTTCGATGAGCTGCTCGATGCGTGGTTCGGCAACATGGCGCGCGTGCTATTGCCGGGGCGCGGGTTCTACATCTGGGGCGGCTACGCGAACCTCGGCAACTACCCGCCATTCCTCAAGAAGCACGAGCTGTACTTCTCACAGGGCATCGTCTGGGACAAGCAGCATCCGGTGCTCACGCGCAAGGACTTCATGGGCGCGTTCGAGATCTGCTTCTACGGCTGGCGCGAAGGCGCCGCGCATCTCTTCCTCGGTCCGAACAACGCGACCGACCTGTGGCATGTGAAGAAGATCCCGCCGCAGAAGATGGAACATTTGACTCAGAAGAGCGTGGAGCTCGCAACGCGCGCCATGCAGTACTCCTCACGCGCTGGAGAAAACGTGCTCGATCTGTTCGGAGGGAGCGGATCGACGCTCATCGGCGCCGAGCAGACTGGTCGTCGCGCGTTCCTGATGGAGCTGGACCCGCTGTACTGCGATCTCATAGTCGACCGCTACCAGAGATTCACCGGGAAGCACGCGGTGCTCGAGCGAACCGGCACATCGCCGATTCCGATGAAGGCGCGCGAGGAGGCGATGCGATGAGTCCTCGACCTCGACCGCGAGGCTATGTGACCGTGCTCGGCTACCGCCGCATGATGACGCGCGAGCGGAAGCTGAAGTTTGAACATCGACTCGTGTGGGAGGCGCACCACGGGCCGGTTCCGCCCGGCAAGGAGATTCACCACATCAACGGCGACAAGCTCGACAACCGGATCGAGAACCTACAGCTCATGAGTCGGCTCCACCACAAGCGCATCCACAGCGGCTGCGAACTTCGCGACGGCGTCTGGTGGAAACCGTGCCGCCGATGCGGTGTGCTCAAGCCGGAGACCGCCTTCTACTGCTACCCGGGTCGCACAGGGCTGATGAGTCGCTGCAGGGAGTGTCACATCACTGGAGTGGTCGACGCCAAGCGACGGCGGAACGCACGTCAGAAGCTCGCGACTGAGAAAGCGCCAGCAAGTGCTGGCGCGGGAGCGAGCGCTTGATCGTGATCGCGTCAGACCGCTGGCAGTCCGGCCTCGCGTCTGAACGCGGCGGTCGCGGCGTCGATGCTGAAGGATGGCATCCTCGAGAGGCGAAGGTCGATCCCGCGCTCATGCAGAAGCCCTGCGCGCTTCATGAACTCGACCGCCACCAGGCATCGCGTCCATGTGCGGCCCGAGGGCGCGACGAGTTCGTCGACGACGAACCAGCCATTGCCGTGCGGGTCGGCGTCATCTGTGATCGCGATGGCGACCTGCTCGATGTCCTCGATGTCGCAGACGTCGATGTCGGACTCGCCGTTTCGGTCACGCGACCTGCGGATGAACATGTCGCCATCGAACTCGTAGGTCGGCGGTCCCGTCTCCTCCGCGAAGGTGATCGCACGCTCGAGTGCGTCCCACTCCTCCGCCGTTTCCGAATCGTGCCGCCGCGCCTCGGCGAGTTCGGTCGCAGCCGCGAGGAGCATCTGCATGGCGTTCTCGGTGCGCAACAGTCAGCCCGCCTTTCCGTTGAAGGCGAAGAGTCCGCGGTCTGTCTTGGTGAATCGCGCGTCCGTGCCCTTCACCTTGATCTCTCGGACGATCGCGGCGTAGAGAGTTGCGTGCGGCGTCTTGCCGCCCGGGCTCGTCCAGAGTTCGCGCTCGGCCATCGCGGTGATCAGGGCACCTGCAGTCATCGGCTCCTTGGCACCGGCCAGCACCTGCGCAGCCGCATCGAGCGCGCTCGTGCGCTTCGGCTTTGGCTGCCGCGCCGTCTTCGTTGCCTTCGTCGGCGCGCCATCGAGCTTTGCGATGCGTTCGCCGATCTCGGCCATCGCGGCCTTGCGCAGCTTCGCGCCGCCTGCCGCGGCCTTCGTGGTGCTCTTCTTGCTCGCGGACTTCGTGCTCTTCGTCTTCTTCGTGGCTGTCTTCACGTTGCTGTCCTTCATGCGGGCTGTTGGGTGAGACTCGGCACCGCGCCCGCGTGCGGCTGGAGTTGGTGGACGCTTCGCACATGGCGCGAGCGTGTTGATCGTGACTCGCGTCTTGCTGAACCCGATGACGAGTTCGTGGCCGCGCTTCAAATCGTCAAGCAGCGGCTGGTCGCGCGCGGTCAGCGGGATGAGTTCGCCGAAGTCGTCAAAGCCGACGAACGCGTTTGCAGTCTCAAACGCTTCGGGATCGACCTCGGGCTCCATGCCGTCGACGAACGCGCAGATGCACCCGGTGCCGGGCGCCGGATGCTTGATGTCGTCGTGGCAGAGGTAAACGCCGTGGTCGTGCGCGAGCATCAGCGGCTTGCCGCTCGTGATCGCTGCTTCGACGAGGCGCAGGACGAGCGCCGGGTCTTTGAATCGAAGTCGTGGCATCGTGGTGTTTCCTCAGCGCCCGGACTTGGTGCGTTGCTTTCGTTCGGCCGCACGCCCGGCCTCGTAGGCGGCCATCAGTGCCGCCTCCACGCCCCAGACGGAGACATCGTGGAAGTCGAGGCTGTCGCGCATGCGGCGCTCCAGCGTCTCGATGAAGAGTTCTCGCTTGGCGATCTCGCGGATCGCGGCGTCTCGAATGGCATCGGTGGGTGGCGTCTTCATGGTGGTCCTCAGTTCGCGTCTGCTGCGGCATCCGCGTCATCGAGGAAGGCCTCGATCTCTTCGCGGCCCATGCCGCTGATGAATGCGACGGTGTCGATCAGGTCGCTGCGGACCTTGCCGAGGTTGCCGGGGAAGCCCCAGTTGTTCGGCGCGGCGCTCGCGCGCTCGGCGTGCTTCGCGAGTTCCATTTGCAGCACATCGATCAAGCGTGCGATGTCGTTCTGTTTCGCGGTCATCGCCTCGCGTGCTGTGGTGGGTACGGACGTCATGGCGTTCTCCTTGGTTCGTGGTGCGTGGCGTCAGGCCTTTGCGGCGGCGTCGAAGGCCTCGGCGAGAAGGTTGAAGTGGCGGGCTGCCTCTCGCGTCGCTGCGAGCGCTCCGATCGCCATCTCGACCTCGGTGGCGCGCGTCTGGAGGATGCCGCAGGTGTTTGGCATTCGACCTGCCTGCAGCGCGCATGCGGCTTCGTGCAGGTCTCGTCGAGCGGCGTCGATCGCGTCCTCGCATCGCTTGCGTGCATCGGCTTCGAGCGCTGCGAACTGGCGCTTGGCGTGTTCGGCTTCGAATCGCGTGGTTTCGTTGATCTGCGCCATGGCGTTGTCCTTCGTTCGTTCCTCGCGTTCGCGCCTCGTCGTTCGGGCATCTCGATCGCGTTGGCGACATGAGGGCATGACATCGCCAACCCATCAAGGCAACTGGGCGAACACCTCGCCGGAATGCCGCAGATGTTTCGCCACCGGAACGCCCCCCGCGCCCCCCACGCCCCCCACGCGCCCCCTTGGCGGAAGGTCCGAGGTGTTCATGGCGACTCGCTGCGAACTGGCCGAACCGTGGCGAAGGAACACTGCATGACCGACACGCCGAAGAAGAGCCCGGCCGCACTTGACATCGATGACCTCGTGCGGCTGTTGCGCGCCTCCGGCTCGCAGCATGCAAGCGCCGAGCGCGTCCGCGCAGACATCGACATCGGTGCGCCGACGAATCGCGACGGCTCGCTCAACCTCGTGCACTACGGCGCGTGGCTCGTGCGCCAGGTGCTTGCATCGGAGGCCGCTCGTGGCAACTGATGTCAGACGCCTGCGCGCGGGCGAACTCTGTCGCCTGCTCAACTCGACCCCGCTCGGCGAGTGCCTTGGTGAGCGCCAGTTCCACCGGCACCGAAACCGCGCGGGGCTTCGCATCGCAGCCGACGGTGATCCGCAGCGCATCAATCTGCTGCGCTATCTCGCATGGCTCTTCGATCAGCGCCACGCTCCCCCGGAAGCAGGTGACGGCTCCGTCACTTCCGGGGCCGGGGCGGGCTACGAAGCGCACCGCGATCGAATGCGGCTCCGCGCATCGCTCGAGTCGATCTCGGGCCGCGACATCGGTGAACTGCCCGCGGTTCAGAATGCAACGCGCCGGAACGACTGCGAGCGCAACTTCCGTGGCTTCTGCGAGCGATATCTGCCGCAGACATTCCACCTCAAGTGGTCGCCGGACCACCTGAAGGTGATCGCGAAGATCGAGACCGCTGTGCTCGATGGTGGACTCTTTGCGATGGCGATGCCGCGCGGGAGCGGAAAGACCTCGCTCTGCGAAACGGCATGTCTCTGGGCGCTCCTCTACGGGCATCGCGCGTTCGTGGCCCTGATCGGCAGCGACGAGGACCACGCCGCGAACATGCTCGACTCGATCAAGGCCGAACTCGAGAACAGCGATCTCCTGCTCGGCGACTTCCCCGAAGTCTGCTTCCCAATTCGCAAGCTCGAGGGAATCCACCAACGCGCGTCAGGCCAACTCTTCCGGGGCAAGCAGACACACATCGGCTGGACCGCACGTGAGCTCGTGCTCCCGACGATCGAAGGCTCGAGCGCTGCTGGGGGCATCATCCGTGTCGCCGGAATCACTGGTCGCGTGCGTGGGATGAAGTACAAACGACCTGACGGAGGCGCGGTGCGGCCGTCGCTCGTTCTCATCGACGATCCGCAGACCGACGAATCGGCACGAAGTCCGTCGCAATGCGAGACGCGCGAGCGAATCCTCTCCGGGGCGATCCTTGGGCTCGCCGGTCCCGGCAAGAAGATCGCGGGACTCATGACGCTCACGGTCGTGCGTCCTGACGACCTGGCCGACCGTCTACTCGATCGCGACAAGCATCCCGCATGGCAGGGCGAGCGGACGAAGATGGTGTATTCGTTCCCGACAAACGAAGCGATGTGGTCGCGCTACGCGGAGCTGCGTGCTGCTGGTCTTCGCGCTGACGCTGGCATCGTCGGTGCGACCGCGTTCTATCGCGAGAACCAGCTCGCGATGGATGAAGGCGCCGTGATCGCCTGGCCCGAGCGCTTCAACCACGACGAAGCGTCAGCCATCCAGCACGCGATGAACCTGCGCCTTCAAGGTGAAGCAGCCTTCTGGGCCGAGTATCAGAACGAACCGCTGCCTGAGACCAACGCGATCGACGACGACCTGCTCACTGCGGACGAGATCGCGGCGAAGACGAACGGTCACGCGCGACGAGAAGTGCCGATCGGATGCACTCGACTCACGATGTTTGTCGACGTCCAGGGTAAGGCGCTCTTCTGGATGGTCGCTGCGTGGGAGGACGACTTCACCGGCTACCTCGTCGACTACGGCACCGAGCCGGATCAGAAGGTGGCACCCGGCGCCCACTTCACTCTGCGCGACCTCAGGTTCACGCTCGCCGACATCGCACCTCGCGCCGGCCTCGAGGGCGCTGTCTACGCCGGGCTCGAACGCCTGATCGAATCGACTGTCGGCCGCGAATGGCGCCGTGACGACGGCGCGATGGTCCGCATCGACCGATGCCTCATCGACGCGAACTGGGGCGCATCGACCGATGTCGTGTATCAGTTCTGCAGGCAGAGTTCGCACGCGGGCATCGTGATGCCGAGTCACGGTCGCTATGTCGGCGCCTCCAGCATTCCGTTCAGTGAGTATCGGCGGAAGCGTGGCGACCGTGTCGGCCTCAACTGGCGCGTGCCGACGATCACGGGGCGCCGCGCCGTACGGCATGTCGTGTTCGATACGAACTACTGGAAGAGCTTCATTCACGCGCGCCTCGCGGTGCCGATGGGCGATCCGGGCAACCTGTCGCTTTACGGTCGCGGTCCCATGCTGCACCGACTCCTGGCCGACCACCTGCTCTCCGAGTACCGAGTACGAACCGAAGGTCGTGGTCGCACGGTTGATGAATGGAAGATGCGAGTCGATGGTCTCGACAACCACTGGTTCGACTGCGCAGTCGGCACTGCGGTCGCGGCATCAATGGAAGGTGCGGTGCTCTTCGGGACCGGCGCGTCGATGCCTGCGAAGCGGCCGCGCCTGAAGCTGTCCGCGATCCGGAGGGATCGATGAACCAGCGCCAAGCGAAAGAGACGGTGAAGGGCGATCGCGGCATTCGTTGTCCCAAGTGCGGGTGCGGGCACTGGCGCGTGATCTACACGCGCTCGGCCTGGGGTGGCAGGCTGATCAGACGGCGCGAATGTCGGAACTGCGGCAAGCGGATCACGACCACCGAGTACGCGGGAGCGGCGGCCAGCCGCGGATAGGCTGGTCCCGACGCATGCCAGCCGGCGACCTTGACACACTCCCCGTGCGCCAGTTGCTCGCTCAGTACGCGGATATCGTCGAAGCGCTCCGAAGGAGAGGGGTGACTCGCAGTTCAAACAACCCGGTCGCCGACTACACCGAGCATCTGGTCTGCCTGGGGCTCGGCCTTGAGCGGGCACCTAACTCGCGAGCTGGCCATGACGCCACCGATGCGGAGGGTCAGCGCTACCAGATCAAGGGGCGCCGACTGACGCCGCAGAACCCATCGACCGAGCTGAGTGCGATTCGAAGGCTCGACACGATGCCATTTCACTTTCTGGTGGCCGTTGTGTTCCGACCCGACTTCTCTGTGGACTACGCCGCCCAGATTCCCGTTGCCGTCGTTGCGGCGAGAGCGAGATTCACTGCGCACACGAACTCGCACCGGTTCCACATGAGGCGGAGTGTCCTCGACGAGCCCCTCGTTCTGGACATCACATCTCGGATCGCATGTCTACCGGTGTAACGATCTGCTGCCACTCGTGACAGGAGCGGACAGCGCGCCGAACCACGGCGTACATCCCAGGTAGCGGCCCCGCGTATTCGCGCGACACGGCCGCGACGGGAGTCGTCGTGGCCGAAGATCTCGAACAGAAGATCCGTGACGCAGCCGCTGGGCCCGCACGCGCCTCGAATGAGACGGGTGCGGTCGAACAGCAGCCGCTTGGCGAGCTGATCGATGCCGATCGGTATCTCGCGTCGAAAGAAGCCGCGGAAAATCCCCGCAGGGCGCTGCGCTTCACGAAGCTGGTGCCGCCAGGAGCGGCTGGCTGATGGGCTTCTTCCTGACCATGCTCGGTCGGCTCGCGGGCACTGACCGCGCGCGTGCCACTTCTGCCCCCGGCACATCTGGCCGACACCGCGTGATCCTTCGCGCGGGCTTCGATGCGGCGAAGACGACTGACGAGAACCGTCGTCACTGGGCCGAGGCCGATCATCTCTCTGCTGATGCCGCAGCGACACCTGAAGTGCGGCGCGTCCTGCGTGCGCGCTCGCGCTACGAAGCCGCGAACAACTCGTACGCGAAGGGAATCGTCTCGACGCTTGCGAACGACTGCGTCGGAACCGGCCCCCGGCTTCAGATGCTGACTGACAATCCGGCCGCCAACGCTGCGATCGAAGCGGCGTTCATGCAGTGGGCGCGCGCGATCGATCTCGCCGGAAAGCTCCGCACAATGCGGATGGCGAAGGCCGTCGATGGCGAAGCGTTCGCGCTGCTCACCACGAATCCCGAGGTCCAGAGCGAGGTCATGCTCGATCTGCGGCTCATCGAGGCCGACCAGGTCACGACTCCCTCGATGCGTCTCTGGCAGCTCCCGAACAACTCTGCCGTCGACGGCATCGAGTCCGATGAGTACGGCAACCCGACCTTCTTCCATGTGCTGCGTGCACATCCCGGCGCGCTCTTCGGCCTTCCCCCCGGAGTCAGCGAGTTCGATCGCGTGCCAGCCTCAGGGATGGTGCATGTCTATCGCGTCGACCGTCCGGGGCAGTCGCGAGGCATTCCAGAGATCACGCCCGCGCTCCCACTCTTCGCGCAGCTCCGTCGATACACACTCGCGGTGCTCGGCGCCGCCGAGACTGCCGCCGACTTCGCGGGCATCCTCTACACAGACGCTCCCGCAGCAGGCGAGGCCGAGTCCATCGAACCGATGGACACAGTCGAACTCGAGAGCCGCGCTCTCGTCACCATGCCTGCGGGCTGGAAGATGGGGCAGGTCGACGCCAAGCAGCCGTCGACGACTTACGGCGAGTTCAAGCGCGAGATCCTCAACGAGATCGCGCGTTGCCTGAACATGCCGTTCAATGTCGCGGCAGGAAACAGCGCTTCCTACAACTACGCCTCCGGCCGCCTCGATCACCAGACCTACTTCAAGGCGATCCGTGTCGAGCGCAGCGAGTTCGAGTGCCGCGTCCTTGATCGCATCCTGAGCGAGTGGTTGCGCGAAGCCGCGCGCGCGCTGGGAATCGTGCCCGCACAACTGCGTGAAGCGATGCATGTGCCGCACGCGTGGTTCTGGGATGGCCACGAGCATGTCGATCCTGCGAAGGAAGCAACGGCGCAGTCCACGCGACTGACTTCACACACAACGACTCTCGCAGCCGAGTACGCCCGCCAGGGCCTCGACTGGGAGGAGCAGATCCGCCAGCGGGCGAAGGAGGTCGCGCTCATGGACGAGCTCGGCCTCTCTTCCCTGAGCGCCGCAGGAGTGGCGCGCGGCGATAGCAACGAACCCGACACGGAGGAGAGCGATGCCCTCGGCCCTCGCAACAACTGAGATCCGCGCGGTGCGCATGAGCGCACCGATCGAGCACTGGAGCGATGTTCAGGCACGCGCTGGTGACGGCGCCGATGCGAAGGCGCTCCGTCGCTTCGAGATGGTGGCCTACACCGGCGCCGCGATGGTGCTCGCTGGATGGGACGCGCCGGTCGTGATCGACCTTGCTGGGCTCTCGATCCGCGGCGCCGCGCGACCGATCCTCAAGGACCACTCGCAATCGATGATCGTCGGCCACACCGAGAGCGTGGGTGTCGAAGCGGGCCAACTGCGAGTCGCAGGACTCGTGAGCGGATCGGGCCGAGTCGCCAGCGAGATCGTCGAGAGCAGCCGGAACGGATTCCCATGGCAGGCGAGTGTCGGAGCGCGTGCAACGCGCACCGAGTTCGTGAAGAAGGGCCAGACCGCTTCGGCGAACGGCCGCACCTTCGAGGGACCGCTGCACATCGTGCGCGCCTCGACCTTGAACGAAGTGAGTTTCGTGGCGCTCGGCGCCGACGACGACACATCCGCGCGTGTCGCTGCCAACGCGGACAGAAACGGCATAGAGGACAGAAGGGACGACAACACCATGAGCACCGTCAACGACGACACCAACACGGCGACCGCAACTGCGGCGAACCCGACTCTCACCGCTGACGCGGCCGGAACCGCGAATGCAACGGCCTCTTCCGGCGCGGGAACGGACCCCGTCGCAGAGATGCGCGCGCGTGCAGCAGCCGAGGCAACTCGGATCGCGGCACTGCACACACTCTGTGCCGGTCACCCTGAGCTCGAAGCGAAGGCGATCGGTGAAGGCTGGTCCACCGAGCGCACCGAACTCGAAGTGCTCCGTGCCGCGCGCCCTGCGTCAGGCCTCGCCGCACCGAACATCGGTGCTGGCCGTGGCCCACTCACGCAGAAGGTGCTTGAGGCGGCCGCGTGTCTCTCCGCTGGTGTGAGCGAGAAGCGGTTGCTCAAGGACTTCGGCGAGCAGACTCTCGACTCCGCGTCACCGCTGCGATCGATCGGGCTCCGCGAGCTCGCCGCGAACTGCGCTCGACTCGAAGGCAAGCATGTGCCGGGCGTCTTCGGCGACGGTGCCGCGACGATCCAGGCCGCGTTCACCACTCTGAGTCTGCCGACGATCCTCGAAGGAACGATGCAGCGGACGATGCTCGAGGCGTACGAGGCGGTGCCTGTCGTCGCCTTCGACGTATGTCGCGTCGGAAGCGTGAAGGACTTCCGCGAGGTCACGCGCGTGCGACTGCTCGGCGCTGGCCGCTGGGAGAAGGTAGCGCAGGATGGCGAACTCAAGAACGGTCAGCTCAGCGAGCAGACCTTCAAGAACCAGGCCGAGACGCGGGGCATCATGCTCACGCTCACTCGGCAGGACCTGATCAACGACGACCTCGGCGCCTTCCTCGATCTGCCTCGTCAGGTCGGCATGGATGGCGCAGCGACGATCGACGATGAGTTCTTCCGACTGCTCCTCTCGAACCCCGGCACCTTCTTCGGTGTCGGCAACACCAACTTCCTCTCGGGCGCGGACACCGCGTTCGGAGTGGATTCGCTTTCCCTCGCACGCGCGAGCTTCCAGAAGATCAAGGTCGGTCCCGGCACTGAGGCAAAGGACAAGAAGCCGATCAACATCCGACCGACGCGATTGCTCGTCCCGGTCGAGGTCGAGACGGATGCGCAGGTGCTCATGGGCTCGGCGCAGATCCAACTCGACGGCTCGTCTGCGAAGACGAAGCTGCCGGTCGACAACCCGCACCGCGGCAAGTATGTGCTCTCGGTTGCGCCGCATCTCTCGGACACCTACTACTCGGGCAACAGCGCGAAGGCTTGGTATCTGTTCGCCGACCCGCGACTCGTGGCGGCGTTCGAGATCGTCTTCCTGAACGGGAAGCAGCAGCCGACGATCGAGCGCACGCCGACTCCGGCAAACACGCTCGGCGTCTCGTGGGCCGCCTACATCGACTTCGGAGTGCGCGAGCAAGACCCGCGCGGCGCGATCAAGGTCAAGGGCGAGGCCTGATTCACACAAGCCCCCGGACGGGCCGGGCGCGGTCCTCGTGATCGCGCTCGGCCTTCTGAACCAAGACATAGGAAGGACACATCCACATGGCTCGCTTCATTCATGAAGGCAACTCGATCGACTACACGCCCGGCGCTGATGTGGCTGCGGGTGCAGTCGTCGTCCTGGGCGAACTCGTCGGTGTCGCTGCGCGCGACATCAAGGCGAACAAGCTCGGCGCACTCGCTGTCGCGGGAGTCCATGACTTCCCGAAGCAGACCGGTGGCAGCACTGCGATCACCGCTGGTGCGCTCTGCTACTGGGACGCAGGCAATTCGCGCGCGACCACGAGCGCTGCAGCTGGTGCCAACAAGCTGATCGGCAAGTGTGTCATCGCGGCGGCTGACGCCGACGCGCTCGTGCGCATTCGCATGTCGCAGTAAGGCGCAGGAACTCGAACCCGCTCATGCCAGACCTCATCGCCAATGGAGCCGAGTGGCTTGCCGATCAGCGTCGCTCGCATCTCTCTCACGAGATCGAGTACCTGGCCGGCACCATCTCAACGAACATCGTCGCGACCATCGGTCGCACCGAGTTCGAAGTTGTCGGCGAGGGCGGCATCATGGAGCGCACCGAGTCGCGCGACTTCATCGTCGCGACGGGCGACCTTGAAGAGGCGCCTGCCCGCGGGGATCGAATCCGCGAGCCGCGTGGCGCGCTCGTCTATGTGTTTGAGGTCATGGCCCCAGTCCAGAGCGCGCCCGCCTGGCGTTGGGCCGACGCGACTCGCACCGCATATCGCATTCACACACGGCTCGTTGGTGTCGAGCCGACCCATGTGCCTCCACCGGAGATCATCACTTGAACGACATCGTTGCCATTTTCCAGATCATCGCGACTGTCGCCGCAGCTGGCGCGATCTTCATCCATCTCGGCCATCGCGACGAGCAGCTGAACACGCTGGCGCGGAGTGTGGACGAACTCCGCGTGGCTGTGGCCGACCTCGTGAAGACAACCGTCGCTGTGACCACCACGATTCAGCACTCGCAGCGGATGCATGAGGACACGGCGCGTCGCATCGATCGCCTGGAGCAGAACCATCGCTTCCAGTCCACCGGTTGCTCTGCGCCGTCTGGCTCAGGTTTGGAGCTTTAATCATGGCCTCACGCATCGCACTTGTTGCCGAGGCAGTCGCCACCGCGATCAACGCGGCCACGCTGCCAGTCTCCGTGACGGCGCAGGTCGCGTGGATGCCGTTCACCGATCGCATCGACGCTGGCGCACTCGCTTGCTGGGTCGTGCCATCGACGGAAACCCCGGCGAACCTCGGGCGTGGCCGGGGGCAGTACGACTGCGAGATCCTCGTTGCGCTCCAGAAGGCCGCTGAGGATGAAGCCGAGGTTGGCACTCTCGTCGCGGCTCTCGAAGCGATCAACGATGCGCTGTTTCAGCGAGCGCTTCCGCTTCCTGGCGACCCGAAACCAGGCGATGCCGCGTTCGTCTCCGCGCGCCTTGAGCCGGTGCTCGATCCCGATCACTGGAACAGGCTCAAGCAGTACACGGGTGTGATCCGCCTCATCTATCGGGTGTTCGCATGAGAGCGAACCCGATCGCATTCGAATTGACGGTGGGCACGAGCTATGTGCGTGCTTCGAGCGCACGATTGCTCGCGAGCGTGACGGTTGTGAACACGACTGCGGCGCGCACGGCGTACCTCTCGACCGATGCCGGTTCGACGCGCGCGTCCCTGCCAACGAATGTGCCGGTGCGCCTCGATCGCATCAACCTCAACGAACTCTATGTGGCCGCCAGCTCCAGCGGCACCGTCGTCTCCTTCTCCGGGAACTCACCTGCGGACTGAAATCGTCCGTTGTTGAAAGGACTCTCCGATGGCCATCCGGCTCGGACTCAACGCCAAGCTCTACAGAAACACCGGCACCTACGCCACGCCCGCATGGAACGAGATCGCGAACGTCAAGGACGTGACGCTGAACCTCGAATCCGGCGAGGCGGATGTGACCACGCGCGCGAACAACGGCTGGCGCGCAACGGCGCAAACTCTCAAAGACGCCTCGATCGAGTTCGAGATGGTCTGGGACACCGAGGACGCTGACTTCGACGCGATCAAGGACGCGTATCTCGGCAACACGACGCTCGAGATCCTCGCGCTGGATGGTCCTGTGAGCGGCGCCGGCTCCTCCGGCAATCAAGGTCTGCGTGCGACCTGCAGCGTGACCGCGTTCTCGCGATCGGAACCTCTTGAAGAAGCATTGAGTGTGAGTGTCACTCTCAAGCCTGCGTATGCCGCGAACGCACCATCGTGGTTCGAGGTGCCCTAATGCGCGCGTTCACTGACAACGCCGGACGCTCCTGGTCGGTCAAGCTCAATGTCGCTGCCATCAAGCGCGTGCGCGATCTGGCGAAGGTCGATCTTCTCGACCTCGCTGAGGGTCGCGTCATCGAACGCCTTGTGGCTGACCCGATCACTCTCTGCGATGTGCTCTTCGCGGTGTGCAAGCCGCAGGCGGATCTCGCGCAAGTCACCGACATCGAGTTCGGTGAAGCGATGGCTGGCGACGCGATCGAACACGCGTCGAAGGCGCTCGTCGAGGAGCTCATCCAGTTTTTCCCGAATGCCCGCGAGCGAGCGGCGCTCTCGCGGGTGATCCGAACGATGGACGCCGCGATGGATCGGGCAAGGACGCTCGTCGAGCAACGACTCGAGAGCGGCGAGATCGAACGCGCGATGACCGCGGCGATCTCTGGTCCGTTGTCTATCGACTTGCCGGAATCGTCGGCGTTGACCCCGACGGCCTGACGCTTCGCGAACTGGACTGGATGGCCGACGCGCACTTGGACGAGCGCTGGTCGCACACCGCATCACTCATGGCCCTCATCGCCAACATTCATCGCGACCCCAAGAAGGGCAAACGATTCACACCCGACGACTTCAACCCCCGCCCGCCCCGGAAGCCAGGAATGGGCACTACCCGGGATGCCCGCGGGCCACTTCCAAAGGCCGCAATCACCGTACTTCGCGACATCTTCTGCCCGGCCCCTGTTTCGGGGGGTCCGGGGGCAAAACGAGCTTCGGCTCAGAAGGGACATATATGAGGTATCGAAACTCGGTTCTGGCGCTCCTGTTCTGCATTGTGGCCATTCCGGGGGTGCTCGGGCTTCCCGGCTGCGAGGGCCTTCGCGATGTCGTGGCGGGTGCCGTCGGTGCACCGACCAGCAAGGATGTGAAAGCGACCGCCGACCAGATCGCGAAGGCGGATGAAGAGGTCGAGAAGCTCAAGGAGCAGAGGCTCCTGGCCGAGCGCGAGCAGGCGAAACTGAAAGGCGCCGAGGACAGGATCACCCAGCGTCGCGGTGTGCTCGAGCGGATGCAATCCGAATTGGCGGCCAAGCTCGCGACGGCGCCGCCGGAGGCGCGCACGATCCTGCTCGCGTCGATCAGAGAGATCGACGCGCAGCTCGAAGGACTCACGAACGAGTCAGCCGCCGTCGCGCGACTCCTGGCCGATTACGAAGAACAACTCGTCAAGGTCGAGGTCGCGGCAAGCAAGGCGAAGCGCGATCTCGCACAGGCTGAAGCGACTCTCGAATCCTTCGACGAAGCGACAGTTGCCGCGATCAAGCGCACGACCGCAGCCGTGAAGGGAATCGGCGATCAGGTCGGCAATCTCGGCGTGCCTGGCGCTGGAATGATCGCGGGCCAGGTGTCGAGTGTGCTCGAGACAGGACTGGCCGCGCTCCTTGGTGGCGGCTCGATCGGAACCATGATTGCGCTGCGCGGTCGCAAGAAGGCCCGCGAGCTCGAAGGCGAGCGCGATGAAGCTGTGGAGCAGCGCGATGGTGCTCGCCGAGTGATCGCGGTCACCGAGCGCTTCGGTATCGAGAACATCGCGAACGATCCGAACATCCGAAAGCAGGCACGCGCCGTGCTCGCCGGTGACGATGTCGCAAGGACAGAGTTCGCACTCGCGAAGGCGGGTTCCGGGGGGGCTTGAGCCATGCTCACGATTTCGATCGGTAAGAGCAAAGACTTCTTCTTCGATCGCGAGCGTGTCGTGCGAGCGATGGATGCCGCGACTCGCAAGGCGCTCTCCAAGGGAGGCGCCTTCGTGATGCGCGGTGCCCGCAAGTCGATCAAGGAAGGGAAAGTGCGTGCGCGCGGCCGTGCGAGAGAAGGAGAGACGCCGAAGGTCGTCGAGCGCGTCTCCCTTCCAGGGAGTCCGCCGTACTCAAGGACTGGCCTGCTCCGTGATCGCATCCTCTTCGCCGCAGCCCCCGCCCCCGGGAACGGGAGCCCAAACGTGCTTGTTGGTCCTGAGCGGATCAACAAGAGCACTGGCGCGCCCGAGACTCTCGAGTTCGGTGGCACGACGGTGGTTGAACGCCGCCGCAGCAAGGGAGGCGTCGAGCGCAAGTCCGTACGCATCGCGGCGCGACCGTTCATGGCACCTGCACTCTCTCGCGAGGCGAGCAAGTTGCCGGAGCAATTCAGAAACGCAGTCCTATCGAGAGGGTGATCTGTGGCTAAGGGCTCGGCGTCAGGCATCAAAGCTGGTCGCGCGTATGTCGAGCTTGGAGTCAACGACAAGCTCACGAAGGGACTGCGCGCTGCACAGGCACGACTGAAGGCCTTCGGTGGTGCCGTGCGCAACATCGGACTCGGCATGGTGGGCGCTGCCACTGCTGCCGCAGCACCTCTTGCTGCGAGTGTGAAGCTCTTCAGTGATGTCGGTGATGCGGTTGCCAAAGCGGCGGCACGCACTGGCATGAGCACTGAGGCGATGTCCGAACTTGGATTCGCTGCTGAGCAATCTGGCGCTGACATGGAGTCGCTTGAGAAGGGCGTCCGCATCATGCAACGCACGATGGTCGACGCAGCGAATGGAGCGGCCGGTGCCCAGGATGCGTTCGCGGCGCTCGGCGTCAGTGTGAAGGACCTCGAAGGCCTCTCGCCTGACGAGCAGTTCGCTGCGATCGCGGAACGCATCAAGGCAATCGACGACCCGGCGCGACGGACTGCTGCAGCGATGGACATCTTCGGTCGCGCCGGCGCTCAGCTCATTCCTCTCCTGGCTGAAGGTGCATCGGGCATCGAGGCGCTTCGCCAGGAGGCACGCGACTTCGGCATCTCGATCGGTGGCAAGGATGCGAAGGCAGCCGAGAGTCTCAATGACACCTTCAATCGAATGAGCAAGGCCGTTCGTGGCATTTGGCTGAACATCGGTGCGGCGCTCGCGCCGGCAGTGACCGACCTCACACAACGCATGGCAAAGATCGCGGCCGCCACGAGCAAGTGGATCGCTGCGAACCGCCCATTGATCGTGACGACTGCGAAGGTCATCGCGATCGTCGGTGCGGTTGGTGCCGCGCTCATTGCGGTTGGACTCTCGATCTCGTTCGCCGGGGCCGCGTTTGGGGGACTGGCGACCGCATTCGGAATCGCCATCAAGGCAGTGTTGCTCATGAAGGTGGCCTTCCTCGCGCTGGTGTCGCCGATCGGGCTCGTGGCCGTCGCAATTGGAGGCGGCATTGCGGCGCTCCTGTACTTCACCGGTGCGGGTGGCGCGGCTCTCGACTGGCTGCGTGACCGCTTCAGTGAACTCGGCGAGCGCGTGACCGCCGTGCTCGGGGCCATCGGTGATGCGATGAAGGCCGGAGATCTCGCGCTGGCTGCGAAGATCGCCTGGCTTGCGATCAAGGCGGAGTGGGTTCGTGGCACCGGCTGGCTGCGAGACATCTGGACTGAGGTCCGGGGGTGGTTTCTGAATTCATGGTCGGAGGTCGTTGCTGGCGTGCAGCTCTTCGCGGCGGAGGCGTGGAGCACCTTCGAGACAGCCGCGGCAGAGGCGTTCGCGTTCGTCTCCCGCGCCTGGCTCTCGATGACGAGTTTCTTCCGGAGTGTCTGGGAGTCCGTGACCGGATGGATGGGCGACCGCATCATCGACGTGATGGCGCTCTTCGACGAGTCGCTCGACGCGACTGCGGCGAAGGCAGCTCGCCGAGCGACTGATGACGCAGGTGCTGCGGCGCTCGAGAAGGAGCGCGCCGCCCAAGAACGGCAGATTGCAGGACGACTCGAGGGCCGCAAGCACGCCTCGGCCAATGCGCTCGCTGCTCGGAAGGACGCGATTGGTGGCGGACTGATTGACGACCAGCGAGCCATCTCGACTGCGCGTGACACAGCACTCGCTGAGACAGCAGACGCGCTCGCGAAGGCGCAGGAGGAACTCCGGGGCGCGATGGAAGAAGCACGCAAGGCGCGCGAGGCCGCAGCCGAGCAAGGGCCGTTGGCCAGTCGGCGCCCGGCGTTCGCGGATGCGATCGACGGACTCGACGGCGCGCGTGCCAAGTCGGAATCCCGTGGCATCTTCGCGGCCGCCGCCATTCAGAGTCTTCAGGCCGGGAGTGGCCGACCGCTCGATCGAATCGCGAAGGCGACCGAAAACACCGCCAAGAACGTCGCCTCACTCGTGCGCAAGGCGTCGAGCGATGGGCTCGTGTTCCAGGAATGAACCGTGGCAGTCACCTTCGCAGAACTGGCTTCCAGCCCTCGAATTGAAAAGGACTCGCGCGAGCGTGTCTTTGTCGCGACCGGCAGCACCGACGAGAACGAAGTCGAGAGTGAGGCGTATTCCGATCTCCCCGCGACAGACGGCGGGCTCGGCAACCTCCTCGTCGATGTCGCGCCGATCGACTCGAACCTCGGCATGTGGGAGGTCACGGCGCGTTACCGCCGGAGCACACCAGCGACTCCACCCGAAGTCGGAGAGAGCGACTTCGAGTTCGAGATCGGAACGACCTCGACGCACATCACCCAGTCGAAGGCGACTGTCGGCGGGTACGCGCCCTCCGGTGTGATGACGATGCCGGACTTCGACGAAGCGATCGGAGTCACCCAGGACGGCGTCGATGGCTGCGACATCCTGACCCCCGAGTCGCGCTTCAGCGAGACGCACTATCTCTCGACTGGGACAGTGACCGCGGCCTACCGCCGCATGCTCCGCTCGATGGTCGGCAAAGTGAACGACGCGCCGTTCCGCGATCACGCTGCGGGCGAGGTGCTCCTGGTCGGTGTTCGTGGGGGCAAGCGCGCGAGCGACGATGTCTGGCAGCTCACCTTCAGTTTCGCGACGAGCGACAACGCGACCGGACTTTCAGTGGGTTCGATCACCGGCATTGCGAAGGATGGCTTCGAGTACCTCTGGGTCTACTACGAGCCCGCCGTCAGCGCCGATCGCATCGTGCCCGTGCCTGCGTTCGCGTATGTCGAGCGCGTTTACGACTCGACCGACTTCAGCGATATGGGGATCGGGTGATGTCAGTGCGGCCCGCCGATCGGCTGCGCATCCGCGCCGCGGACTGGAACGCGATCAATCGCGCCGCGCGCCAGATGCAATCGATGCCGCTCGCGGTGGGAGCTGGTGGCCCGCTGATGCTGGCGACCTCGCCGACGACGGCGCTCGCGCGAAACACCGGCGAGGACACAATCCCGCGCTACGGCGCAGTGATCTGTGTTGCGCCAGTCATTCTTCCCGAGGACAACGAAGCCGAGTGGGCCATGCGGCTCGCGGTCGATTGCAAGATTCCAGACACGGATGATCAGTGGGCGTGGGTCGCGATTGCGACTGCGCCGATCCTGCCCGGCAAGATGGGCCGAGTGTGCGTAAGTGGCGCGGTGCAGGCGATCGTCAACATCACGAGCGCGGATCATCACTTCGCAGTCGCGGCAGACGGCGAGGAGCTCCTGCAGAGCGCAGCCGGTGGGCCAGTGCGCATTCTCTGGCGCGAGAGCGGCACTGGATCGAAGAAGGCGATCGTTGCCGTGAATGCTGGTGTCATCTCTGGCGCCGTCGCGAGCGGTCAGATCGCGAGCGTCACTGAGACCGAGGACGAGGCCACACTCGGCTATCAGGGCTACATCGTTTCGCGACATCAGAACGCCGCGATGGATCTCTTCGCGGCATCCGGCGCCGCGATCCCATGTGTGAACGCGTTCGAACTCTCTGGTGATCTGCAGGATCAAGTCACCGACTCGCTTCCAGGAGGCATCGTCACCTTGCAACGCCTGCCTGTCGGAACACTCGTCGGGCCGATCGTCCAGTTGCCTGTGCCTGCAGAGGTCGGCGAACTCTGGATGTTCACGCAGGCGAACGCCTACGAGGTCACTTGTCCATGACGACGACTGCGCTTCCCGCTGTGATCTGCTGTTGCGACGAAGGTCCGCCACCGCCGCCGCCGTTCGGTGGGAACTGCACGGCGTTCCCCGCCTACATCGAGGCGAACGGCCCCGACACACTCGTCGGTCATCTCAAGCTCGAGCACGATGACGGCGCCGGTGGTTGGGTCGAGATCTTCGCGACGAGTTGGACGATGCTGCGAATGGACCTCGGCTATCCGCCGTCCACGCCGCCGTACCCGATCGACCCTGGAGGATTCTGGCGCGCAGGAACTGGCGGCGCTCTGCCGTTCGCGGGGCCAGCCGGACAGTGCTGGCGCGGTGAAGACATCGACGCGCTCATGAGCGCTGGGTATCTCCAGTCGGGCACCGACTACTTCGAGCCGCTCAACACGCTCGTTCAGTTCCTCTCGCTGCAATGCGATGGCATTCCGTCCTTCAGCGCGTCGATCGTGCTTGCTGCGGCGCTTCCCGCGAAGTGCGCGCAGGTCTACTACACACCCGAGAGCGGGAACTGCTTCGAGCTCGATCCTGAGGACCCGTGCATCCCAGCCATCCTGCATTCCGAGGCGTGCTGCAACGCGGGCTGTTGTCCTGAAGATCCTGTCGATCCGCCGGACTGCGTGATCGCGGACATCGGCGCCTCGAGCTTCGTGCTCGGGCCGTCGTACACGATCGAAGAGTTGCTTGATGGAATCTGGACGCTGCCCGAGCGCTCGCGCACCTACAGCGGCGGCTACGAGAGTTGCTCACGCACCTATCGCGTAACGACGAGCGTGTCATGAGTGGTCCTGAAGTCAAGAGTGCATGCCGCCATCAACGCACGACGCGAGCGCCCGATCTCGTGCAGTGCACGATCGGCGCAATGGGCACGCTGCCGTTCAGGGTCGAGCGGTGTGGCAGTTGTCAGCACCGCGCTCCTGGCGGACGCCTGCGCATCGTTGAGCGCATCCGCGAGGTCGCCGCGCGACTTCGAGCGTTGGACGGGCTGGCCCGCGAGCGCCGCGCGGTGTGTCGCGAGAAGTGCGGCGGTCCGTTGTTCTGCCCCGCGTGCCACTGCCTCCTGCCGCTCAAGCGCCGAGTGCCGTCCGCCAAGTGTCCGCGCGGGTGGTGGCTGGCGAGCGCGGCAGGATCACGACCGCGCCTGCGGGTGCCGTGCTGCCCGAAAGCAGTGCGGTCGGCCACCACTTGACCGGTGCAGGCCCGGTGCTATCTTGATTCCGTCCGACTCAAAGTTGCCCCCGGAAGCGCCCGGCTGAGCCGCAAGGCTCGCCGGGCGTTGTTGTTCGGGCGCGATCGGAGTGCGCTGAGTCAGGGCCCGGGCGGGACAGCATCGCCCGCAGCGACAACGGCCGCGATCGCGGCGAGATTGCTGGTCAGGCTTGCCTGTGCCGCGATCACTCCAGCATCGGCGCGAGTCCCCGCAAGCAGCGACGCGTGACTCTCGGCGAGTGTCATTTCCATGCGGGTGGCGCGCGCCTCCGCTCGAAGCGCCTCTTCAATCGTGGTCCACTCCTCAGGTGTGCGGGTCAAGACCATGAACGAAGTGGGCACGCTGTGAAGCGATGCCGCCGTGATTGCAGCGAGACGCGCTTTCGCCTCTGAGGTCAGTCCCGCCGTCGCGGCATTCACAAGTGCGATCCGTGCCTCTTCTCGCACAGCGATCGCCTGCTCGAACGCGGCTACCGCCGCAGCCACCGCCGCCGGCGATTGCTCGGTCGCGAACGGTCCGCGCGCCTGTTCCTGCGCGGTGGTGAGTGTGCTCGCTGCGCTCGTCGCCGAAATGTCGGCGTTCTGAAGTTCGGACACAAGCGCCGATGAAGTGGCGAGATTTGCAATCACAGTCGATGCTTGCTGGGCACTCAATCCCGCAGCGGCCATCGCCTCCGGGTTGAGGCCGATCGATGCCGCGACGCCGGGCGGCGTGTCGATTGCTATCGGCGAGGTCGGCACCGGATTCGGCGCCACGAGTGCCAGAAAGCTCAGAAGACTCGATGCAACCGCGGTGCCCCCAATCAGAAGTAGCTTCAGCATCTGCGTGTCCTCCGAAGTTGCGATCGAGGTCGGCGATGGCAGCGCCGCCCGCCGACGGAACGTATGTCGTTAGCGTAGCCATCCTCGGCGCCGCGTTGCATATTGCTGGCGAAAACTCGCCTCCAAAGAAAAGCGGCCGGTAGAGTCTTGACAGCACGACTGGATCTGGCGATCCTCAGTGCCGCTGGAAACCCCAGCTTCCGGACGGCGAAGGGGAGTCGTCGCCCAGTGTTCGGTGGTGGCCGGTCGAACGCGATCGGCTAGGTCGATGGACGAATCACTCTGGAGCGCGATCGTGCGACAGCGCCTCGTTCTGACTCTCGCCATGCTCGGTGCCATCTCGGTGGCGATCACCCCCGCGATCGATCGCGCTGCCGCAGATCCACCATGCTCAGCGGTACCGCCATCGAGCGGAACGGGCATTTGCGCCTCGATTGGCACCCCGTGCGAGAACAGCGTCGCTGGGTGGTTTGTTCTGCCGTATGGCGGGTGCTTCATGTGCGTTCCGCCGTGCGACTACAAGATCAACGAGACCGATTCGATCGAGACCTGCGAGCAGTTCTTCGCCGTCGTCGTGCCCGCCAATATCCCAGGCTATCTGAATCCGGACTGCTGGGAAGGCAAGGAGGACTGCTTCCCCGCTGGCCTCTGCTGCGCATGGCGCCGCGCGTGCGTGCTTCAGAGCGTCGATTGCTCCGAGCTCGAGACGATGACGACGCCCGCGGAGCGATGTGGCTTCATGGTGGAGAAGGTGGAGCTGATGCTCGAGGGCGAGGAGTGCTGCCCTGCGGACTTCGACTCGAAGTTCGCGGCCGTGTGCGAGTTCCTCAAGAAGTGCGGTGCCACTTGGAAGGCAACCGCATGTCCGAGTGGACCGTGCACCTTCTGCGAAGAAGTCACGAAGTGCATTCATCAGATCCTCGGCTGCGTGCCGCAATCAGTGCTCGACGAAATGGCCATGTGCGTCGGTGCCGACCTTCTGACCGATTGCGACTGCTGCAAGACACCAGAGGGAAGCTCGGCGCGCTGGCAGTGCGGCGAGGAGCTCGAGTGCGACCAGGACTGCGACGAGGAGGAAGGCACCTGCGACGATCTGCGAAAGCTGTTGAGCGACTCCCAAGTGTGTTACGACCCAGCGCAGATGACGCGCGCGGACGCGATTGCGATCACCAAGGATTTCCTCGCTCAATGTGCCTCCGGCAATGCGGCGAAGTGCGCCGCGCTTGTCGATTGCCTCCAGGAGTACCTCTTTGAGACCTTTGGCGATCAGGGCGATGGTCATGGCCTGACGGATGAGGAGCTGGCCGATCTCCAGGGAACTTCCGGCTGCAGCATCAACATGGAGCCGCCGATTCCGCCTGTGCCGCCCGAAGATGAGGATCTCGACAAGGACGGTGACGACGACGATTGCGAGGGCGCAGGCGGTGAGTACGATCCCATTCCCGGCGGCAGGCATCCAATCGATCTCGCGTTCGGCCACAAGAATGGCTCAGCGACCGATCTCAGCGTGAGCGCTGCGGGCGGCGGCTTTCGGCTCGCTCGCAAGTACCGAAGCGAGGATGTCTGGACTGCCGCCAGGGTGAGTGGCTCGAAGTGGGCACTCTCCACCGCGGAGTACATGTCGGTCTCCACTCAGGACGGTCACTTGCTCCTTCGCATTCGGCGAGGGACGGCGCGCCCCGAAGTGCCGATCGTTGATGAGAATGACCTGCTTGCCACGATCGGTGGCGCGCTTCCTCTTCCGGGCCCAAGTCATCGAGTTATCAAGCGCACGCAGGCTTGTGTGGATGGCGTCGTGTACCCGGTGTGGCGCATCGAGGAGCCGGGCAGGACCTCGATCGATTACTTCCGCGCGAAGGCCTCCGGCGAGACGATCATGGGCGGGCTCTCCTGTGGAAGCGCCTCGAGTGTGACCGCTCCCGATGCAGCGCTCCTCGGCCTGCGGCTCCGGACCTTCGACATCTACGGCAACGGAACGATATACAAGTACCTGCTCATCGCGACCGGCACAGGCAATGTCGCGCGATTGGAGCGGGTCTATGTGGACGGATACCCGGGATCCGCGCAAGAGCCCGCTGCCCAGGTGACATTCACCTGGAACTTCAACAGCACATCGCCGAACTTCGGCCGCCTCCGTCGCGCCGAGGTCGTGCGGGATGTCGGGACGACGACGCCAGTACTCGTGCCCGTCGAACGCGTCGAGTACACGTATATGGGCGATGACTCGAGCTTCTCTGCGGATCTCGGCACGAACGGCGATCTCGTGCAAGTCATCAAGTCCGAGCGCATCGATCCGGCCCCAGGAAGTTTGGGCACCGATCCCGTCTGGCGCCAGACGATTGCGCAGTATCGGTATCACCGAACATCCTGTTCCACGTGCGGCGTGGACGAAGGTGATCGGTCATTCTCATGGCTCGGTCGGGATGGCCAGCTCAAGATGGAGATCCATCCACAGCAGGTCGAGTTCGTCGCGGCGCTGAGCGCTGCGGAGCCGCTGTCGACGCGCGTGGCGACCACGGCCGCGCATCTCTTGACGCTTGCTGACGGTGCTGAGGCGGCGTCCGGCATCCTCGTGGTCGACCTGGCGGCGAAGATCATCGAGCAGTACGAGTCGTCGAGCCCCTATCGCGTGCTGACGCAATACCTGATCAGCGACTGCGGATGCAGTGGCGGCGCGGGTTCGCCGCAGGGTCGGAAGTTCACCTACGAGTATTACTCCTTCCCCAGTCACGCCACACTTCAATGGTCGACGCACGAGATCGAGCACATCGCCACAGGAAACCCGAGCGACCCATGGGATCGCTACCGGGCAACCTACTACGACCTGGGTCGGCGCGGACCGACGGTTCCCGGAATGGCGGCTCGGCCGCCGTTCATGATCAACAAGGCGATCGCGAACGCGGACGACTCTCTGATCTGGGCAACCCATCACGAGTACAACGGCGATGGGCTCGTGACCAAAGTCTTCACGCCGTCGAGTTGCCAGAGTTACGACCCGGATCCTGCGAGCGATCACAGCTTGCCGGGGGCGTTCGTTGCCAAGACGACCGTAGGGCTCGTGCATTCGTTCGAGTATGACTCGAGCAAGCGCCGGACCGAGGAGTGGGTCGAGCGCGGCTCGACGCCCGTAGAGCGAGCGATTGTCACGAGGACAACCTGGGGCGCGGGGACGGGAAGCACTCGCACTTGGTTGCCCGCCACGATCGAGCGATTCCGGGTCGCGACGGACACACCGGGTTCGCTCGGCGGTGATGACATCGAAACGACGGAGTTCGCCTACCAATTCTCAGCAGGCGACAAGATCTCGGCAACGCAGACGAAGACCGAGTGGGATGGCCGCGCATTCAACGGTCCGGATGATGGTGGCTCGCCGCCATTGTCGCTCTTCGTCTATGCGCACGAGTTCTTCGATTCGCAAGGCAGGAACTATTGGAGCCGAGCCGCGGATGGCGCGCTGACGCGGCGCGAGTTCGACCCCCGGAGTGGAAGGGTCACGCTCGTCGAGCAGAACGCTGACGATGGGAGCTCCTTCCCTTCGACGACCGGCCTCACCGGCACCTTTACCGGATTGAATGGTTCCGGCGGCTCGCTTGTCTCGGCCACGACCTACGACTTGCTCGGACGAGTGCAGCGTCAGACATCACCAGCCGGTGTGAACACCTACACGCGGCGCGAGCTGCGCGAATGCGCCGATCATCCAGGCCTCGAGTACCTCGCCATCGTGACGCTGCCGCACGAGCTCGGTAGCTCGGACCATGCTGGCCCCGCATCGATCCGCTGGGTCAACGCCTCCGGCGCTGAGATTGCAGCGTGGGATTGTCCAATCACCGGCACCTACGACATTAGTTCTGGTGGCGAACCTTGGCCTCAGGTCATCACGGACTACGCAATCAGCACCTCGACATCGAGCCTGCTCGCGCGAGCGAGCACGGAGCGCAATGTCGCCGGCCAGGCGATCAGCCGCACGGCTTGGCATGATCCCTCTGGCGCCGGCCCCGATGCAGGCAAGGTCATCACGAAGTTCTTCCACGATCCTGTGGGGCGCCTGGACTACACGATCAACGCTGTCGGCACCGTCACGCAGCAGCTCTACGATGTGCTCGATCGAGTGGTCGAGACCAAGGTCGGCATCGCCGACGCGGATGAGCCGGACCAGATGTCGACCGTTGCGAAGTCGGTGTTCGATGGCAGCGGCGACACTCCCGGCAGCGGAAACGGGAACCTTACGCGACAGCGGGTGCTTGCAGAATCGAGCAACACCTTCGATCGCATCACCAACAACAGCTTCGACTGGCGCGATCGGCTCGTGATGGTCGAGAGCCCACTCGCGCCCCACGCCGCGCAGCTCTATGACAATCTCGGCAGGGTGACCGAGCGCGCGATGTTCGACACGCTGCCGGGGTCAGTGCCCACCGGCTTTTCTTCGGCGGATTCGACGCGCGTCGCGCTGGAGAAATCCACCTATACGCAGCGCGGGCTCGTGGCCTGGACCGAGCTGGCGACGAACCCGGGTGCCGCCTCCGGCTCGCGGGTGAACCTCACAAGCGCGAACTGGTTCGACGAGGTCGGTCGCACGGTCGGCACCTGGGCGCCATCAAGTCCTGCGATGAAAGCGACCTTCGACGGCCTCGGCCGCGCGATCGCGACCTATCTCACGGACCGAGGTGGCGATGCGATCCCTGGCGCCGGGAGCCACATTGATGTCTGGTCGCCATCGACGCGCGCGGCGGTCCCGACTGGCGATCGCGTGATCGAGGTCACGGAGCAGACCTTTGTGGCCGGAACGGAGTCATCGCTTGGGGGCATGCCGTTCATTGCAACAAGACTCCAGCGCATCCATTCTCCCGCGACGGATACTGGTGTTCCGGCGAGCGCCGATTTCATCGCGACATTCCAGACCTCGCACTATGACGCGGCCGCACGCCAGATCGCGATCGCCGAATGGGGCACGAATCAGTCGACCTTTGCTCCAAGCGGTTCTGCGCCAACGTCATCCGACGCCGTTCCCAATGCCGTGCCGACCACTGGCGGCGCGCTCGTCACGCAGTTCCTCTATGACCCGCGTGGGCTGGCGAACACGCGCATCAACCCCGGCCCAGGAGTGGGAAGCGGGAGTCGCGTCGATCGGACACTGGTCGATGCGCTCGGCCGCACGATCGCAACAATTGAGAATGATGACGACTCAAGTGTCACGGTTGCGTGGAACACCGGCGGCACCGCACTTGAGCTGAGCGGCATCGATGCGGGCAACGACATCGATCGCACCACCACGTTCGTCCGCAATGGCATCGGCCAGGTCACCAAGCTCACCGCGCATGCGAATGGCGACACCGGCGACGGCAACGATCAGGTCACGCAGTATGTCTATGGTGTAACCACCTCCGCCGTGGGACCGAGCGGCGGTCCGACGATCGCGTCGTCGATGGTGTCGAACGACCTGCTTCTCAAGACCATCTTTCCGCTCGGGCAGGACAGCACATCGGAAGCGTCGCGCACCGTGTGGCACAGTTGGAACCGCATTGGGGAACGAACCGGCATCATCGACCAGAATAAGACGAAGCACGCCTACGGATTGGACAAGCTCGGCCGCGTGACGAGCGACGCGGTGACCGCGAGCGCCACGCACATCGACACGACGATCAACAACGTTACCTTCTCGTTCGATAATGCGGGCCGGCTCGGAAGGGTCGTCGGCCTCAACAGTACGACGATCAAGAACGAGGTGGAGTTCACCTACACCGGACTTGGGCAGATTGCCAAGGTCTATCAGCATCAGAAAGGCGCGGTCAGCTACGACGGCAGCGGCATTCCCACGGGGGATACTCGGCTAGTCTCTTACGCCTACTCGGATGCCGCGGTGGCGTCGGGCAGCGCTGGCAGCAATTACAGCCGCTTGACGGGCCTCTCCTATCCGCGCCGGGCAAACAGCTCTGGAGTGTCTCCCGAGACGATTGACACCGTCTACGGCTCATCGACCTCGCTCGCGGATCGGATCAGCCGCGTCACTCAGAACAAGTTCAATCTGACGAGCAGTTCGAACATCGCGATGGCGAACTTCGAATATGTCGGGATGGCGACGCCGGCGCTTATGGACCTCGAGCAAGCGGATGTTCAGCTCGACTTCACGCTATCACTCGACGGCAAGCGCTGGGCGGTTGGTTACACCACCCAGTCACCGCGCGGGTTCTATCCGGGGTATGACCGGTTCGGGCGGTTGGCCCTCCAGACCTGGGCCGATGGTTCGCTGACGACGCAGCTCGTGAGCGGCAACCGCGTGCCGACAAGGCCGCAGATCGTGGCCCTTCAGTATGGTTACGACGATGAGTTGAACCGCACGAGCGTCTACGATCGCCGGCACACGAATCAATGGCCGATGAGCCACGCCTTTACCTATGATGGGATGAACCGCGTTGCATCGGCGATGCGGAACACCTACGGAAACCTGTCTGGCGGCTCGCCTTCGAATGCCCAGGGAAGCCAGGAGTGGTCGCTCGACCTGCTGGGCAACTGGATCGAAGTCTCGACCTGGGACGCGACGCCAGCGCAGCAGACAGAATCGCGCGATCACGATAACGTTAACCAGCTGAATGCCCGGGACTTTCCTGGGGCGACTCCCGACGAGACGCTCGAGTATGACGATGCCGGCAATCTACTCACTCGCACCGCCAATAGCGTCACGACCTCTTACAGATACGACCCTTGGAACCGGCTCGCACAGGTCAAGGTCAGCAGCCGTGTCCAGCTCGAGCAGGCGTTCAATGGCCTTGGTTGGCGCACCCTCAAGCGTGAGGACACGGACCAGAGCGGTGGGCTCGATGAGGAACGCGCGCTGACCTACTCTGCGGGTTGGCAGCTCCTTGAGGAACGAGTCGACGACAACTATGTCAGTTCTCCCGGGCTGAACAAGCGCGTTCAGTATGTCTGGGGCCAGCGCTACATCGACGAGTGCCTCATGCACCGCGCCGACGTCAACAACGACGGCGACTATGTCGATTCGGGCGAAGGCACCTATTACCATTGCCTCGATGGGATGTTCTCGACGGTCGCTGTCCTGAACAGGTCCGGCGGCCTCGTCGAGCGCGTCACCTACGATTCCTATGGAGTTGCCCGGCACCACCGACCCGGCGATGTCGATGGCAACGGCTCGAGCGGAAGTACGGACAAGGCAATAGTTGATGCGATCATCGCGGCGGGTTCATCCTCGATTGGCCAGGCCAACTACCGTGCCGAGGCCGACCTCGATCGCAACGGCGTAATCAACTCGACCGATGGCACGTTTGCGAACGTCAACGCATCGGCTCTCGCTGCCGGCCTGATCTCTGTCGATACGGTCGCCGACAACTCGATCGGGTGGGACGGGTATGCGTTCAACCCTGCCGTCGCGAACTACCTCGCGCGCAATCGGACCTATGAGCCGCCGCTGGGGAGATGGAGCAGCCGGGATCCGGCAGGCTATGTGGACAGTCTGTCGCTCTACCAGTTTGTGGGAGGTCGCCCCATAATCGGTTTGGATCCGCTCGGCCTCAATGAGTATTCCGATGCGCTCTCCTCACTACAGGGACTCTCCAAGAAGTGGAATGGGCAGGGGTGGGATCTCGCGGCAGAGATACTCGACTATTTCCTTGTGCCTGGTCGCGGTCCAGGGTCAAGCCTTACTATCTTCGGCTATGGCGAGAAGTACAAGGCCGACTACCCGTTCATGTGGAAGCTATGGAACTACTTCCGTGGGTCCATGTGCGAGCATGTTCTTGACGACGGATGCAATACGTCCCGGAGACTGCGCGACAAACTCGCGATACTCGGAAAGGACATCGCCTTCTATCACCGATTCGAGTCAGGCGAGCTGTTCTATGCACATGCTGGCGCGAGCATCGGTCACAAGGATATTATTCTGACACTCGGGCAATCCACTACGCATCCTCGCGATCGAAGTGCCTGCTGCTGTGAACTTAGAGTCGAGGGAACCATCATTGTTGCGGACTACTACAATTTCTTCAGCAGCAGCTTTCGCGAGCTGTTTGCGGATTACAAGAGCGCTGTAATCTTGCAACAGAGCGGCCTGCATCCTCCCTTCTGGGTGTACGTTAAATGGCCAATCACAATGACCGGGACGGTCTGCTGCGGCGAGGATGAGTTCGTGTATCCATCGGGTCCGTTCAATGTCCAGTGACCCCATCAGTAGTCGAGGATCCTCGGTGGAGTCGAGCATGCGGCGGCATGTAGGCGAGCGAAGGGCTCGCTGGGGGGTCTGGTGCAAAAGAGTATTGATCCTGAGCGGCATCCATCTATTGCTCTCGCTATGCGTAGGAGGTGTGGCGGCAGCGTCAATCCCAGCCCCGTCCGAGCCCTCGCACACCGTCATGGAGATTTGCGTGTGGAGTCTGGCGCTTGTGGTGTGGCTGGCTACGAGGGTCTTCGAGGGGATAACTGTGACGTCGTGGATCTTCTACGTCGTACTAGTGATTAACGCGGTGATATATGGCATAGCGTATGCGTGCACTTGGGGTCTTCTAGACATGTGGCGAGATGGGTCCCGGCACGGGCAGGGCTACCGATGCGGCCGGTGTGGATACGATTTGCGCGCTGCGACAGACGATCTGAAGCCCAGACGCTGCCCGGAGTGCGGAGCCGCGTCGTAGGCGTGTCAACGGTGCGGCGGGGTATTGTGTAGGTGGGGGAAAGTACGCGCGTCTAAAGCAGGTCGCGAGTGGCTTGGTCTCTTGGGCGACCCGCCGTCACCTGTTCGAGTCTCGCAGCCGATCCCCACCGTACGGTCAGGACCGATTGGGATGGCCCCCTGATGAAACGCAGGCGAGACATTTCGCAAGGTGTCAGGTTCCCTCTACTTCTTGGGTCCGGTGGAACGCCACCGACCCGCTGGTGAACGGTGAACGCCCGCGAGGCAACTCGCGGGCGTTCGCGTTGGTAGGCCAAGGAATCGCCAGGGTCTGTGCGAGTGCGAGGTCTCGCCGAGGCTCTTCTCGCGCGTCGCGCGCGACAGCGGGGCGCACGGTCTGGCCGACCTTGGGGCGAGAGTCTCGGAGTCTCTTAACCCGAGACTCGGGTCGGGTTATAGCGCGGGTGATCATCACCCGGCGGTCGACATCGAGGCGACCAACGCGCGCAGCTGCCGAACGATGTGACCTCGACGCCCGCGGATCGAATGACGAGTTGCCCACACCACTTGGCACGGTGGCGAGACTCGGACGTTCGGGGTAAAGTCGGGTCCGATGGAACGCGAGTCCCTGCTTTTTGAGAATGGCACCAACGGCGTGGCGACCGCCCATAGGGCTGGCGCGACCACGAACGCCACGGCCTGCGCGACTACGGGATCGAGGGACAGATCGGAGCGGAGATGGACCTCGACGCCTATTTAAGCAAGCTGACCGAGGTCTTCGAGGAGGTGCGGCGCGTCCTGAAGCCAGACGGCACCTTCTGGCTGAACATCGGTGACAGCTTCACGAGCGGCGGTCGAACATGGCGGCAGACCGATCGGAAGAACGCTGCACGCGGCATGTCGTATCGCGCTCCCACGCCGCCCGGACTCAAACCGAAGGATCTGATCGGCGTTCCGTGGAGGCTCGCGTTCGCGCTTCAGGCAAAAGGGTGGTATCTGCGCTCCGACATCATTTGGCACAAGCCGAATGGACTGCCCGAATCGGTCAAGGATCGCCCTTCGCGCGTCCACGAGTATGTCTTCCTGTTCTCGAAGTCCGAGCAGTATTTCTACGATCACGAAGCCGTACGAGAGCAGACTCGGGACAGGAGTGCGATGCGATCCCTCCGATCCGTCTGGGGCATCAACACCGAGGCCTACCCCGAGGCGCACTTCGCGACCTTCCCGACAGCGCTCGTCGATCCGTGCCTGCGCGCTGGTAGCCGGGAGGGCGATGTCGTTCTCGATCCGTTCTGCGGCGCGGGCACAACCGGCGTCGTCGCGGCGAAACTGAAGCGCTCCTTCGTCGGCATCGAGCTGAACCCGGACTACCTTGAACTGGCTAAGAAGCGCCTCTCCGGAGCAGGCATCAAGGTCAAGCGGCGCTCGACCCGTTGAACGCCCACGTTGCGTGCACGATGCAGTGCGACTTGTCGATGTCCTTGAGCTGGAGCTTCCGCTCCGTGCCGCCGTCGAAATAGAGCGCGAACATCGGCTTGCCCGACTCGTCCCGAACCTCGCCGTATCCCGGCTTCGGTGACTGCTTGCTCGTGTCGACCATCCACAGAATCGCCCTTGATGCCTGTTGAAGGAGGCTCTTGGGAATCTCGACCAGCTCGGGACAGGTCGCGGCCGAGGTGCCCGTGGAGCGCGTGCCACGGGTCGCGCGCCTCATGGCCCTCGCGATCAAGTTCGAGGGACTGCTCCGCTCCGGCTCCGTATCGAGCCTGTCCGAACTCGCGCACGTCGCGCACGTCACCCAGCCACGAATGACGCAGATCATGAATCTGCTGCACCTTGCGCCCGACATTCAGGAGGCGTTGCTTCAAGCCCCAGTGAGCGCGGGCCGCGAAAATCTCAGTGAACACATGCTCAGGTCCGTGGTTCGGAGCACGCGATGGTCCGACCAGAGGGCCGCGTGGCGGACGTTCCGGACGCGGCTGTCGTCCATGGTTCTTGTCACACAAGAACCCTCTAGTTAGAGTGACCGAAACTCCGCCTCACTCTCTGGAAACGCCCATGCCCCGACCGAAAGCAGTCTCTCCTCGTTCCTCGGCGGCAAATGTACGCCTAACACACACCGAACGAGGTGCGATGGAGCGTGCGGCGTCGGAGTCAGGATTCCCAAGCATTAGCGAGTACGTCCGATTCCTTCACCGCAGTCATCTTCGCGCTTCAGCTGCCCGACTCGCTCCGATCGCAGCGCAGTACGAGGAACCGCATGTGTTCGCCTCTGTTCGCCGCGGCAAGGTTTACCACGGCGATTCGCGAGGGCTTTTGTTCAAGACGCTTGCTCCGAGCTCTGTGGACTTAATCGTGACCTCGCCGCCTTTCGGACTAGTGCGTAAAAAGTCGTACGGCAACGAGGACGCGGATCAGTATGTTGAGTGGTTCCGGCCATTTGCGGCTGGCTTTCGCAGAGTCCTCAAGGAGAACGGGAGCCTTGTCATCGATATCGGCGGCGCGTGGAAGGCCGGAACGCCCACGCGATCTCTATACCACTTCGAATTGCTAATCAGTCTCTGCCGCGAATTCGGGTTCCACCTCTGCGAGGAGCACTATTGGTGGAGTCCGTCAAAACTTCCCACGCCCGCGGAATGGGTGAACATTCGTAGGATCCGAGTGAAGGACGCAGTCAACTGCGTCTGGTGGCTTTCCCCCAGTCCGTGGCCAAAGGCAGACAATCGGCGCGTTCTCGCACCGTACTCTGAAGCGATGGAGTACCTACTGAAGAATGGGTACACCGCGAAACTACGTCCATCAGGTCATGATATTTCAACAAAGTTCCAACGGCATAATGGCGGTTCGGTCCCCCCCAACCTGCTTGCTATCGCCAACACCGAATCGAGCGGCCAGTACCAAGCCTACTGTCGGAAGCAAGGCCTTCCAATTCACCCAGCACGATTCCCATCTCTTCTCCCCGAATACTTCGTAAGAATGCTCACCGACGAAGGCGATGTTGTCCTCGACCCGTTTGCTGGTTCCTGCGTGACCGGCGAGGTATGCGACCGACTCGACCGGCGATGGCTCTGTTGCGAGCTCGACGCGGAGTTCCTGAAGGGCGCAATGGCACGATTCGATCGCGAGCCTCGTGCTCCCGCACCTGGCATGAAGCCGTACAACATCTTTCCGCCTTGCGCGCTACAGAACGCCCCTGGACCAGATCGTCTCGGGACGGGCGAGGCAGGCAAGAACCGAACGAAGAAGCGTCGCGGCCGAGCCCGTGGCTCAGCGCTGGCGCCAGCCACCTGATCCCCCGTGATCACCGATTCTGGCGAACGGCGCTCATGAGTGGCCAATCGTCCAGAGCTGCATTGAGCAGTCCGTTCAAATCGATCGCGAACGGAGACCTGGCACATGGCTGGCCGATCCACACAGACGAAGGTAGTCGCGACATGGCGATCACCGATGCTCCAAGTACCTCGGGGCCGTAGCCGCGGCTGTACCTGACAAGCTGCTCGATCGCATCTGAGAGGGGATTTGACTCGTGGCCCGGCGTCCCTCCGATGAACTTTGCCTCTGCGAGCGCAATGACGCGACCTGCGGAGGCGTCCACTACTACGACATCAGGCCGGTCGGCTCCCCAGACAATGCCGAAGTCGGAACAGATGTTTGCTGTGAGTTGCTCGGAGGGTTCGAGCGCGGGTTCTGTGTAGTGGGGAGTCCGCGATTGCCAGTGGACCTCGTATTCCCCACAACGCGCGATTGGTTTCGAGGCGCCGCCCGCAGTCAGAATCTCCAGCGAAAGTGGCGCTGAGACACGGCGCGCAATGGTGTCAGCAATCGCGAGCGCAGTAAGCATCTCGAATCGACGCCACGGCTCTATCGGTGCGACCACGGACTCATGTAGCGTCGCAGCAATGGCCGATGGATCCCCGCGTTCGACCGCGAGAAGCTGTGAGTACGCCGCCGCACCGAGGCGATAGAGCGCCCTGCGGTGTCGCGCCGCATGCCGAACATCGCCTGCAGTGGGACGATTGGAAAGCCGTACTGACCGAAAGAGATCCGCGACCCCTGAGCTGCGGGAGATCGGTACGAGCGCCGCGCGGAGTCGAGTGCATCTCTCAAAGTACGGGCTGTCAGCCGCGATCAATCCCGCAAGGCGATCGAGCGCCTCAGACGCGCGCTTGATGACCCACACAAGCAGTCGGTTGATGCCATGATCGGCATGTCGCGAGGGCGCAAACGAAATGACCCGAGCAACATCGCCGCTTCTGCGCTGAGCCATGAGTGTGCCAACCGCATCGACACGTCCACGGGCAAGTCCGCTGCTCTCGGTGCGCTCTTGAACCAACACAAGTTCGGTCTCGTGAGGGCTGCGGGTTAGATGCGAGGCGAGCAGCTCAATCTCTGCGGACATCGCCCAGTGAAACACCACCAGATCTGAGTCTTCACGAGTGGTGTCGAGTTCACCCGCCAACACCACCGGCGAACCTCGTCGGAAGTATCTGAGGAGCAGGCGGACGATCGCAGCATCGACCAGAGTGCCGGGTTCCGTCATATGCAGATAGCAAGTACCGAGCGGTGAAGCTGAAGCGCGATCGCGTGCTCGGCAGGGAGCGATAGGACTGTGCGGATCGCGGTGGTCAAGGATTCGCCTTCCTGGCGGCTGATGCCGTCCAGCAGCGGCAGGAAGAAGATGACGAGGGCTTCGGCAAGCAGGGCGACGCGCGCGTCATCGGGAGATGTGATTGGGCTTAGATGATCGATGCCCCCGCCGTCAGCGGACGCCTCCATGTACTGGACGGCGTCGATCGCGGGCGCGGGACCAAGCGGTCGAACTGCGTTGACTGCAGACCAAACGCCGCCGAGCGGAATCTCCGCAGGAGTGCCCGCGTTCGAAGGAATCAGTCCCTTTGCTCGCATCCAGTCAACGAGGAACGTAGACGGGGCTGCTGGCGCATCCACGAAGATCCACGCAAAGCGGCGCGAAAGTGCGTAGGACATCTGATAGAGAGACGACTTGTCGACCGTGTTAATCGTGGCAATCAGACGCCAGTCCGGGGACGGCGCAAACTCATGCGATGCTCGGTCGGGCTTGTGCTCAGGCAAGATGGCGAACCGCGACGATGTGGCATCGGCCGGATTTGTCAGGTATGGGAGCGTCGTTGGATGTCCACTGAGCACGGTAAAGAGCGATCCGATCACTTTGTCAATGTCGCAACGGTTGAGCTCGTCGATGATGAGCGGTTTGTCGAAGTGCGACAGTAGCACGCCGGGGACGAATGCCAGTCTCCCACCTTCAAGCGGCATGTATCCGCCAATGATGTCTTGCGACGTCCAATCTGCCGAAGCAGTGATCAGCTTCCATTGATCAGCGAGACTTCCCGCCACTAGCTGAGCGAGTGTCGTCTTGCCGGTGCCCGGGGGGCCGTAGAACATCAGGTGCCGCTTGCCTGAATTGATCGCCGCTTCAATCTGTCGAAACAACGACGGCGACAGTCCAATTAACTCGGGGAAAACGGGGATGCGGACGCGCTCCGCTCGGCCCTCGGAATCTGGTTCCGCAATCGACGCTTTGGCTGCACCAAAGGCGGAATCCAATCGCTCAGTCAGGAGGCGTCGAGATGCAGTGTCAGTGGCATCGAACACGGGAATCTGCGTGGTGCGATCGTGGCCTTCATCGCCAGTTGGGCGTGGCGGCTCGGGGGACACGTGAATGAGGCGGTGCAAGGCATCGGTCGCCTGCTGGTAGGTGAGCGTGTGCCCGGCACTCTTGAAGACCTGATTGGCAGGGGATAGACACACCAGACCAGCTGCGATGTAGGACTGAGGATGCCCCATGTACTTGAGCGCGCCGGTCGCAGGATCAAAGTCATCCAAGAGCTGTCCACTTGTGCCATTCGGGAGCGCGGGATTGAACGCGAACCAAAGGAGCCAGTCCCACTCCGCGTTGAAGTGGAACTTGGTCTCCCCCGGAAACCTGATTGCCACTGCAATGCGAAAGCAGCCGACGCCGACATCGCGATTGGCCGTGTTGAAGTATCCGGTGCGACGCGAGCCCGGCAGCGCTGGGACCGTTGCCCTGACATGACCATCCGCGAGGGCGAGATGGATAATCCACCGGGGTGGTTTTGGCGTCACCGCAGTCGGGTCGGACCAGTACCCCGTCGAATCGTCAAGGTCCCGCATTCGGGCAGTCTTCCCGCTCTCAGCGACCTCGAGACCGTGGCGTCTGGCGACGGCATTCAATGAGGACACAACCTCTCGTCGCAAGATGTCCTTGTCATGGCGCGCGTCACTGGGGGCGCCACTCTCCGGCATCATCTCACTCACGGTATGGGCTGGAGGTGCCGAGGCGTCTGGAGCATTTGGGGGATTCGCCATGGGGCAGTTCGTCTCCTTCTCACCGCGCGGCGACGCGCTCGTCCCTAAGGAACTTCCCCTCGTGTGGGAAGTATCGATCAGAACGAGTCGGCCGAAGCGTCATGAGTCCTCAGCGCGATCGCCGCTCACTCCGATGGGGTTGACCCGCCGGTTATGTCCACGCTAGAGTAAACGGGCAGGACATGGATCGTCAATCCCCGCCTGTAGCAGCATGGGTGGCAAGCGACAACAATTCGGGCCAGTGCTTCGAGAACGACGGCTGGAGAAGCGAATCAGCCTCCGGAAGTTCGCCGAGATGATCGACGTGAGCCCCACATACCTCTCGCTGATCGAGACCAGCCGGACGGAGTACCCGCCGACTGCGGAGCGTGTGCGCCTGATGGCGAAGCTTCTCGAAGCAGACGCCGACGAATGGATCGCGCTCGCGGGGCGCGTGCCCGACGACATGGAGAAGATCATCCTGAGCCAGCCTCGGGCGATGCCGGCACTTCTTCGCGCGGCGAACAAGATGGACTCGAAAGAGCTCAAGAAGCTCGTGGCCGACCTGGTGAAACGGTCCACCAAAGGTCAGGTCCCGTGACCCGGCCGTTCGTCGGTCAACACGAGCGCGTTCGATACCTGCCCGAGTCGAGGATCGAGGCGGACGCGGAGGCGCTGCTCGACGAGTGGAAGGCCAAGGGTTGGGCGCGATCAGTGCCGGTTCCTCTCGACGATATCGTGGAGTTCCATCTGGAACTCGGCCTCATCGTCGAGGACCTCGGCACGCCGGATGTGCTCGGCCTGATCCTCTTCGGCGACAGGACCATCAAGGTCAACTCGACACTCGATCCGAAGATCAACCCGAGAAAGCTCGGCCGCTACAACTTCACGGAGGTATCGAAAGTCAGTCCTGGCCCTCCTGTTCTGCCTGATGGCGGTTCCTTGGGTTACCGGCTGTGACGCCTTCCGAGACGTCGTGGCGGGGGCCGTCGGTGCACCGACCAGCAAGGACGTGAGGGCGACCGCTGATCAGATCGCAAAGGCGGATGAGGAAGTCGAGAAGCTCAAGGAGCAGCGACTCCTGGCTGAGCGCGAGACGGCGAAGGTGAAGGCCTCGGAAGATCGCATCGGTCAGCGACGCGCCGTGCTCGAACGGATGCAGTCCGAACTCGCAGCGAAGCTCGCGACGGCGCCACCGGAGGCGCGCACGATCCTGCTCGCATCGATCAAGGAGATCGACGGCCAGCTCGAAGGGCTCACGAACGAGTCCGCGGCCGTCGCGCGACTGCTGGCCGACTACGAAGAACAACTCGTCAAGGTGGAGGTCGCCGCGAGCAAGGCGAAGCGCGAGCTCGCGACTGCGGAGGCGACACTCGAGTCCTTCGACGAAGCGACGGGTGCTGCGATCAAGCGCGCGACGGCGGCGGTCAAGGGGATCGGCGAGCAGGTCGGCAATCTCGGTGTCCCCGGAGCCGGGATGATCGCGAGCCAGGTGTCGAGTGTGCTCGAGACTGGACTCGCCGCTGTCCTCGGCGGCGGCTCGATCGGGACCATGATCGCGCTGCGAGGTCGCAAGAAGGCACGCGAGCTCGAGGGCGAACGCGATGAAGCAGTCGAACAGCGTGACGGCGCCCGCCGAGTCATCGCGGTCACCGAGCGCTTCGGCATCGAGAACATCGCGAACGATCCGAATGTCCGCAAGCAGGCGAAGGCAGTCCTCGCAGGTGACGACATGGCGCGATTGGAGTTCGCACTCGCGAAGGCCGAGGCCTGAGCCATGTTCACGATGGCGATCGGCAAGAGCAAGGACTTCTTCTTCGACCGCGAGCGCGTCGTGCGCGCGATGGATGCGGCCACTCGCAAGGCGCTCTCCAAGGGAGGCGCCTTCGTGATGCGCGGCGCTCGCAAGTCGATCAAAGAAGGCAAGGTCCGAGCACGAGGCCGGGCGCGAGAGGGCAAGACTCCGAAAGTGGTGCAACGTGTCTCGACCCCTGGCAGTCCTCCGTACTCGCGGACTGGCCTGCTTCGTGACCGCATCCTCTTCGCGGCCGTCCCAGGCTCAAGCAGTCCCAGCGTGCTCGTCGGACCCGAGCGCATCAACAAGAGCACGAGGGCGCCCGAGACGCTCGAGTTCGGAGGCACGACCGTCGTCGAGCGCCGATCCCGGAATGGAAACGCCGAGCGCAAGACCGTGCGCATCGACGCGCGCCCCTACATGGCGCCGGCGCTCGAACGCGAAGCATCGAAGCTCCCGGAGCAGTTCAGGAACGCAGTCGTCTCAAGGGGATGAACATTGGCCAAGGGCTCGGCGTCAGGCATCAAGGCTGGTCGCGCGTACGTCGAGCTTGGAGTCAACGACAAGCTCACGAAGGGACTGCGCGCCGCGCAGGCGAGACTGAAGGCGTGCGGTGGTGCCGTCCGCAACATCGGCCTCGGCATGGTCGGTGCCGCGGCTGCTGCGGCAGCACCACTTGCGGCGAGCGTGAAGCTCTTCAGCGACGTCGGCGACGCGGTCGCCAAGGCGGCGGCGCGCACAGGCATGAGCACGGAGGCGATGTCCGAACTCGGATTCGCGGCCGAGCAGTCTGGCGCGGACATGGAGTCGCTCGAGAAGGGCGTCCGCATCATGCAACGCACGATGGTCGAGGCCGCGAACGGCGCGACCGGTGCCCAAGATGCGTTCGCGGCGCTCGGCCTCAGTGTGAAGGACCTCGAAGGCCTCGCGCCAGATGAGCAGTTCGCACTAATCGCCGATCGGCTTATGCAGGTCGAAGACCCCGCGAAGCGGACCGCGGCCGCGATGGACATCTTCGGTCGCGCCGGCGCTCAGCTCATCCCGCTGCTTGGTGAGGGCGCCGCGGGCATCGAAGCGCTTCGGAAGCAGGCGCGCGAGTTCGGCATTTCGGTGGGGGGGAAGGATGCGAAGGCCGCCGAAGTTCTCAATGACACCCTGAACCTGCTCTCGAAGTCGGCGCGTGGAGTCTCGCTCCAGATTGGAGCGGCGCTCGCGCCGATCACGACCGAACTTGCCGAGCGACTGGCCCGGGTCACGGCCGCCACAAGCAAGTGGGTCGCTGCGAACCGTCCGTTGATTGTCACGATCGCGAAGGTGGTGGCCATCGTCGGCCTCGTCGGTGCCGCGATCGTCGGGCTTGGTCTCTCAATCTCGCTGGCGGGGGCGGCATTCGGAGGACTGGCGACTGCGTTCGGTCTCGCCATCAAGGCGGTGCTGCTCATGAAGGTGGCCTTCCTCGCGCTTGCCTCACCGATCGGGCTCGTGGCCGTCGCGCTCGGTGGCGGAATCGCCGCGCTTCTTTACTTCACCGGTGCAGGTGGTGCGGCGCTTCAGTGGTTGCAAGAACGCTTCGGCGAACTCCGCGAGCGCGTGACGGCAGTTCTCGGTGCGATCGGTGACGCGATGAAGGCGGGGGACCTCGCGCTCGCGGCGAAGATCGCGTGGCTCGGGATCAAGGCGGAGTGGATTCGGGGGACCGGCTGGCTGCGCGACATCTGGACTGAGGCCAAAACATGGTTCCTGAATTCGTGGTCCGAGGTCGTCGCCGGTGTGCAGCTCTTCGCGGCAGAGGCGTGGAGCACATTTGAAACGGCGGCGGCGGAGGCGTTTGCGTTCGTCTCTCGGGCATGGCTCTCGATGACGTCGTTCTTCCGCAGTGTCTGGGAGACGGTGACCGGCTGGATGGGCGACCGCATCATCGATGTGATGGCCCTCTTCGACGAGTCGCTCGACGCGACTGCGGCGAAGGCTGCTCGTCGCTCGACGGATGGCGCAGGCGCTGCGGCACTCGAGAAGGAACGCACTGCTCAGGAGCGGCTCATCGCAGGACGGCTCGAGGGCCGCAAGAACGCGTCGGCGAACGCGCTCGCCGCACGGAAGGACGCGATCGGTGGCGGATTGATCGACGACCAGCGCGGCATTGCGACGGCGCGTGACGCAGCTATCGCCGAGACGGCAGATGCGCTCGCGAAGGCGCAGGAGGAACTCCGGGGCGCGATGGAGGAAGCGCGGAAGGCGCGCGAGGCAGCAGCTGAAGACGGGCCGCTTGCCAGTCGTCGCCCGGCGTTCGCGGATGCGATCGACGGTATCGACGGCGCTCGCGCGAAGTCGGAGTCGCGTGGCATCTTCGCGGCCGCAGCCATTCAGAGTCTCCAGGCCGGGAGTGGCCGACCGCTTGATCGAATCGCGAAGGCGACCGAGGACACCGCGAAGAACGTCGCGAGTCTCGTGCGCAAGGCTTCAAGCGATGGACTCGTGTTCCAGGAATGAACCGTGGCAGTCTCCTTCGCAGAATTGGCCTCCAGCCCTCGAATCGAAAAGGACTCGCGCGAGCGCGTCTTCGTCGCGACCGGCAGCACCGACGAGAACGAGGTCGAGAGCGAGGCGTACGCCGATCTTCCCGCGACTGACGGTGGCCTCGGCAATCTGCTCGTCGATGTCGCGCCGATCGACTCAAACCTCGGCATGTGGGAGGTCACGGCGCGATATCGCCGGAGCACACCCGCGACCCCACCCGAAGTGGGCGAGAGCGACTTCGAATTCGAGATCGGGACGACCTCGACGCACATCACCCAGTCGAAGGCGACCGTCGGCGGCTACGCGCCCCCGGACACGCCCGCGATGCCCGACTTCGACGAGGCGATCGGAGTTACTCAGGACGGCGTCGACGGCTGCGACATCCTGACGCCCGAGTCGCGCTTCTCGGAGACGCACTACCTCTCGACCGCGACGGTGACGGCGGCATATCGCCGCATGCTCCGCTCGATGGTCGGCAAGGTGAACGATGCCGCGTTTCGAGACCACGTCGCGGGCGAAGTGCTCCTGGTCGGAGTGCGTGGTGGCAAGCGCGCGAGCGAGGATGTCTGGCAGCTCACATTCAATTTCGCGACGAGCGACAACGTCACCGGGCTCTCGGTCGGTTCGATCACCGGAATCGCGAAGGATGGATTCGAGTACCTCTGGGTCTACTACGAGCCCGCCGTCAGCGCCGATCGGATCGTCCCGGTGCCCGCGTTCGCGTATGTCGAGCGTGTCTACGACAGCGCTGATTTCAGCGATCTGGGGATCGGCTCTTGACGGTGCGCCCAGCAGATCGTCTGCGCATCCGGGCCGCGGACTGGAACGCGATCACTCGCGCCGCGCGCCAGATGCAGTCGATGCCGCTCGCGGTGGGGGCAGGGGGCCCGCAGATGCTGGCGACCTCGCCGACGACTGCGCTCGCGCGCAACATCGGTGAGGATCTGATCCCGCGCTACGGCGCCGTCATCTGCACGGCGCCGATCATCGCGCCATCGGACAACGAGCCCGAGTGGGCCATGCGTCTCGCAGTCGATTGCAAGATCCCCGATACGGACGATGTGTGGGCATGGATCGCAGTTGCGACCACTCCGGTCGCTCCCGGGAAGTTCGGACGCGTATGCGTGAGCGGTGCAGTCCAGGCGATCGTCAACATCACGAGCGCGGACCATCACTTCGCGATCGCGGCGGAGGGCGAGCCGCTGCTTCAGAGCGCGGCCGGTGGACCGGTGCGAATCCTCTGGCGCGAGAGCGGCACCGGTGAGAAGAAGGCGATCGTCGCTATCAACGCAGGAGTCATCACCGGCGCCGTCGCGAGCGGACAGATCGTGAGCGCCACCGAGAGCGAGGACGAGGCGACTCTTGGCTACCAGGGTTACATCGTCGCGCGCCATCAGAACGTGGCGACGGATCTCTTCGCCGCAAGCGGCGCATCGATCCCGTGCGTGAACTCGTTCGAACTCTCAGGTGATCTCCAAGACCAAGTGAGTGACTCGCTGCCCGGGGGCGCTGTCACTTTGCAGCGCCTGCCTGCCGGCACTCTCGTCGGCCCGATCGTGCAGCTCCCCGTGCCCGCCGAGGTCGGCGAGCTCTGGATGTTCACTCAGGCGAACGCCTACGAGGTCAGCTGTCCATGACGACGACGGTGCTTCCGGCGGTGATCTGTTGTTGCGACGACGGTCCGCCACCGCCGCCGCCGTTCGGCGGGAACTGCACTGCGTTCCCCGACTACATCGCGGAAAACGGACCCGAGACTCTCGTCGGCCATCTCAAGCTCGAACACTCGGATGGAAGTGGGGGGTGGGTCGAGATCTTCTCGACGACTTGGACGATGCTGCGCATGGACCTCGGGTATCCACCCAGCACTCCGCCGTACCCGATCGACCCGGGAGGATTCTGGCGCGCAGGAACTGGAGGCGCGCTGCCGTTCGCTGGTCCCAGTGGTCAGTGCTGGCGCGGCGAGGACTTCGACGCGCTGATGAGCGCCGAGTACCTCTACCCCGGCACGGACTTCTTCGAGCCCCTCATCTCGGTCGTTCAGTTCCTCTCGCTCCAATGCGAAGGCATTCCGTCATTCAGCGCGTCGATCGTGCTGGCCGCGGCGCTGCCGACGAAGTGCGCGAAGGTCTATTACACCGAGGGCTACCTGACCGACCCCGAGGATCCGTTCTCCTGGGTGCCACCGATTACGCACTCGCAGGCATGCTGCAACGCCGGGTGTTGTCCGGAGGAGCCGGACCCAGTGTCGGACTGCTTCATTGCGGACGTCAGCAACGCGAGCTTCGTGCTCGGTCCGTCGTACACGATCGAGGAACTGCTCGATGGCATCTGGACGCTGCCCGAGCGATCGCGAACCTTCACCTTCGGCTACGAGAGCTGCACGCGCTCTTACCGCGTCACGACGAGCGTGACGTGAACCACTGCCGTCACCAGCGTCCGACGCGCGCGCCCCAGCTCGTGCAGTGCACGATCGGCGCAATGGGCACGCTGCCGTTCAAGGTCGAGCGTTGCGACAGCTGTCAGCACCGAGTCGCGTCCGGATTGCGTGGCCGACTCGCGCAGGTTGCTCGCGCGCTCGATCAGCTTCGAGTGCTCGCGCGCCACCGCAAGCGCATCTGCGCAGCGAAGTGCGGTGATCCGCTGCTCTGTCCCGAGTGCCGGTGCCTCCTGCTGCTGAAGCGACGCATCCCGGCGGGGCGATGCCCGCGAGGGTGGTGGCAGGCTGAGCCCGCGGCGCCACTCGTCCATCTGCGGGCCAGATGCTGCGGAAAGCGGGGCGAACGCCCTGCCTAGGCCTCTCCACCGAGTGTTAGAATCGTCACAAGATTGGGGGTTCTGAGATGCGGAAGTTCGCGATCTGTGCGTCGGTGCTTGCGACAGGGATGACTTCTGTTGCAGCAAGAGCCGATGGATTCCATTTCGTCTTTCCCTGGACCAGGTATTGCGGTTGGGGCAATCTGGGCGGCGAGCCGACGGGCCCCGCCGACGCCGCCTGCGCGACGCATGACGCCAACTACGTGGAACTGGCGAGCAAGAATCCTGGCGAGTGGATTCTCGCGCGGCCGGATCTCAGCTTCGACGCAGATCGAGCGCTTGAGTCTGAGTTGCGAAGCGCAGCAACAGACTCGGACCTCGCCCCTGGAGCTCGAGGCATCGCATTTGGAGTGCTTACTGCGTGGGCACCCATTCAACCGGTGCGTGGCACCTATTGGGCCGGAAGCGAGATCGCCAGACGCTCCGCAGAGTCGCCCGGATGGTCGCCCAACTCAATTCGAGTTCCCTCTGTCGACATGACCACACGCTCTGACCTGCGTCCGAACTCCGATCTGCGACCCAACTCCGATCTGCGACCCAACTCCGACCTGCGGCCGAATTCTGATCTGCGACCCAACTCCGATCTGCGACCCAACTCCGACCTGCGGCCGAATTCTGATCTGCGACCCAACTCCGACCTGAGGCCAAACTCTGATCTGCGGCCGAACTCCGACCTGCGGCCAAACTCCGATCTGCGGCCGAACTCCGACCTGCGGCCAAACTCCGATCTGCGACCCAACTCCGACCTGCGGCCGAATTCCGATCTGCGACCCAACTCTGACCTGAGGCCAAACTCTGATCTGCGGCCGAACTCTGACCTACGTCCGAACTCCGATCTGCGACCCAACTCCGACCTGAGGCCCAACTCCGACCTGCGGCCGAACTCGGATCTGCGGCCGAACTCGGGCTTGCAGAGCCAAACATCTCACCGTGGAACGGGAGTTGGTACCGATCCAGGCCAAACCCAGTCGCAATCCAGCACTAGTACCTCACTGGGTACGCAACCAGAACCTGCCGTTGCGGGGGAGCTGGCGTGCGAAGACGTTGCCGACCTCAACGGCGATGGGTTTGTAAACGCCGAGGATCTTGCGACGCTCTTGACCGCATGGGCCTCTCGAGGGCCAATCGGAGATATCGACAAAGATGGCTTCGTCGGACGGCTGGACCTGGAGGCCCTAATGGAAGCGTGGAATTGGTAAATCAGGCGGCAGAGAGCCGTTCAAGATTGTGGCACCGCATCTACGAGAAAACACCATGCCAACGATTCGACTAGCTATGGCTGCCGCAGCAACAGTCTTAGTGGGAATACTTGCGGGCTGCGGTGATCAAAGCGCTGGATCGGCCCAGACGCCGAAAGAATCAGGCTCGCCAAAGCCAGCTCTAGCGCAAGACAAAATCAAGTATCCGGAATACTACGGATTCTATGCAATTGATGCAGGCAAGACCGTCACGATCGTCGACAAAGGTCCTCCTCTGAGCCTTTCGGCCAATGTTGAGTTCTTGCTCTTTCACAAAGCCGTAGCGGCAGTTCCGCCAGACCCGAAGCTGTACATGATTCCATTGGCTCCCCGCGAGCCGGAACAATTCAAGGACAACTCCTTCAAAGGTTGGGACGATTGGTTCAACAAGACCCAGAACGAGTACCCTAAAGCAATGCAGGAAGCTTTGAGTGGCATACCTGCCAATGCCAAGCGATTCGAGGTGCGCACCAAACCTGTTGATGGCCAGCCGGAAATGATTCGGCTTGTGCCATCAACCACGCTAGAACCGGGGATGTACAAAATCCAGGGCGCGACGTTCTGGGTTGAACAAGACGTGTTCCTTGACCGGTTTCGAGAGCAAGCGCGCGAGGCGAACAAGCGTAGCGACTGGATCCATGCCAGATTGCTATCTGATTTCGTCGTGGGAGTGAAACCCGAAGACTCTGAAATGGCGGCACTGTCAAAGTCTGCGGCGCAAACATATTTTGACCAAGAGGGTGGCTTGGTGAGATCGTGGACGACGGCCCCCTACGGACGCTACGGAAGCGTTCCTAGTGTGACCCGTGTAGCCATCGCGTCCGACGGCGAGCACGTATTTTCAGGATCTCGGGAATCAAGTTACGGCCTCATTCAAAAGTGGAATCGTCTTAATGATGCGCCTTTGTCGTCAGTCGAGACACATGCATTCCTGACGGGAATGGCCCGCTCAATGGACGGTCGTCGGTTGGCCGCCGGATCCGATAGTGGCGGGGCGGCGCAGATTCTCGACATTGAAAAGGGTTCGGTAGTCAAGCAGTTTCGTCACCCCCGTTGGCAGTATGGGGGCTCGATGCCTTCAGTTCAATATGTCGCATTCTCCCACGATGGCCGATTCGTTGCCGCGAGCCATGGGCCAGAGACATTCATTTGGAGTCTCGATGAAGCAGGTTCTGAATCGTCTGCGAAGGACATAAAGACCCAGTTTGATGCCATGGGGCCGATCGCTTTTAGTCCCGATGGCCTACGACTGCTGATTGGCGGACGACTCATTGATCTAATGGTGAACAAGGAAATCGCATCCGTTAAAGGAGAGCATGAGCGAGTGTGCTTCAGCGCCGATGGCTCCAAAGCGATCATTTCTGGTTCGAAGACGATTCCGGTCTTGTGGGATTTGGAGGGCGATGTTCCGCGGCAGACGCCCACCGCGATGAGCGTGGGACAGGCGATGTTTCTTCCCGATGCGAGCCATGCTGTGGCTGTGTCCCCGGTGGGAACAATCGATATCTGGCCGATCGGCGGCGCGGCTCCGATTCGACGATTTGCATTCAATCCTGAGGACATCGCCGTGAGTGACGATGGGCGGTACCTTGTCGCCGCCGCTGGAAACAACATTCGCCTGTTTCAGTTGCCGCGCTCTGTCTGGGTGACCGACGAGCGTCGCTCGCAGATTGCGGAGAAGGCGATGGCTCTCGGGGCATCGCGATTGGAACTGTCTCAGGCGCGTACAGCCGCTATCGCCAAGGAAGAGGACCGTCAGCATCGCCTTCTGGTTGAAACACTTCGGCCGTCCACAATCCTAAGCGGTCAGGTGACAACCCCGTATTCCCCGCGGAAGTTCGAGTTAACGATTCAATCACTTGATTCCGAAAGTGGCCAACTGGTCGCGTCCATATTGTTTGCGAAGGCGGGGGGATTCGGGGGGGAAGCGCCGGTGCGGGAGGTGCGTGGGACTCTTGTCGGCACGAAGTTGAAACTTGAAGAACATCGCGCCGCGAGTGAGAAGGGGCGGATTGCCCCAGCAGTGATCGAACTCACATTTGATCTGGCTAAGAAACAGCTCTTCGGCACCCGATCGCAGAGTGGTGAGACAGGCCATATGACGGTGGACCTCTCCAAGGCGCTCCAGCCCGAAGTACCAAAGTAAGACGTCAGTGACTGACCAAGTCGTTCATCGCCAGGATCGAAGTTCAGCCGGAGTCCGTCGCGCGCGACCTGGCGTCCGATTGCGATCGGGGTGACCGAGACATCGCAGTTGGTCACAGTCGGCACATCGGCGTTGGCTCTTGCAGCTCTCCCGCAGTTGTTTCCTGCCGACATGTCTCTGATCGATGTTGCTTCGATTTCGAGAACGGTCCGACTTCCTCTACTTCAAGCGACCGGCTTCGACCGAAGCCGACCCGCTGGTAAACGATGAACGCCCGGACCCAGAGGTTCGGGCGTTCGCGTTGGTGGGCCAGCGTTCGCAAGGGTTTGCGAATGACGACCAGAGGGGGATGGTTCGGAGAGCGGCGGTGCGAGACAACGGGCGCGACGCCGCGGGTCGGTACGAAGGCGCAAGGTGTCCGCGTGCAGTGAACGGTAAACAACAAGTCGGTACGCGAACCCTCTAACGGAACAGCGACGAGTCCTTAGCGCGATGCAGCAGGCCGAGGGTCTCCAGCCTGATACGCATCGCTTCGGGCGACACCTCGAATGGACGCGCCAGCTGTCGCGCGACGCCGTCGAGCAGCACGTTGTCGTTTGCGTCCTCGCGGGGCGGTGACTCGATGAGACGCCGATCGGCGGCAGCGCTGGATTCGTGTTGCCCCTCGCGCAGATCGCGCAGGCAAATCGGCTCCATGCTGCCCCGCATCTCGTGCCAAGCTCGCTTGACCATCTCTCGCGGCATGAGGATGCACGCGCCGAGCCGGTTCGCTTGGTACTCGCGCTGGTCGAGTTGCCGGGAGCGAAGCACATGATCGGGCCGGTCGACCTCAGCACTGACCGCGAAGAGCGGTCGTTCGTTCGCCCAACGCAAGAACGCATGGCGATGCAGCCGCCAGTGAGCCAGCTCATGCGCGACGGTGAATCGGAATCGACCGAGCATGCTCGGATTGACTTCAGGGGCAAGTCGCTGCTCCACAACGATGCGCCGCGTTCTGAACCAGATCTCCCCGTCGACGCCACCCTCGGGGTACTTTGCCGCCAAGTCCCCATATTCGAGCGCCAATTTGCAGTACGCCACGGCGATCATGTCGATCGGCACCGGGGGCGCTGTGACAAGGCCGTGCTCGCGCGCGTACTCCGCGAGCAGCATCGCTGCTTCGTCCTCGAACTCTTGAGGCTGGAGGAACTTCACGCCTGACTCGTCGGAACGTGTACGCCTTCCCATCGCTACTACTTCTCCTTCTTCATTCGCTCGGCACTCTCTCGCAGCCTCCGTAGCTGCTCAACAGTGAGCCCCCGCGCCGCTCGGAGAAGATCCGGCATCTCCCGCGGCTCCTCGCGGATGATCTCGGGCAAGTCCCCAGTCAACCGACCCGCCAGCGCGGTCCACTCATCGACGTTTGCGCCGAGCAGCTCAGCCATTCGTTTGACACGATCCGCCGTCGGCGGGTCGACGTTGTTCTGCTCCACCTGCGACAGGTAGGTGGGACTGATGCCGACGAGGATCGCGAACTTGCGAAGCGTGTAGCCCTTCTCGCTACGCCGCTCTCGAAGCACGTCACCGAATCGCCGTGCGATCTTGTCATCCATGATGGCGCTCACGTTCCTCACACGGTGTCAATCAAGCACACCCGTTCAAGCACAGCCGGCAGACACCTCGCTTGCAGCTCGCACGCTTCACGGAGTCGCTGCTCTGCGTCGAGTGTCTCTCTCAGCAGTCCCGCCACCTCCAATTGGATATCGCGATGGACGATCGGAATCGAGAACGACAGCAGCCGCCTCTCCTTGAGTCGCAATCTACTTGTGCTGGTAGTACCTGTGCTCAACGTCTCGATGTGATCCCAGATCGCGGGCTGCGAGAAGTACGCCCACAGGTACCCAGGCACAATTCGCGAGTCGACAATTTTGAAGACAGGGAACTCGTTCGACACGAGGCGTCCGTGCGCCGCGTCGTCAACTTCGGCGAACGCACCCTTCCATGCGAAGAGCCGGTTATAAACGAAGTCCCCCTTCTCGACGCGGTAGAGCTTCGCAGCTTTGATCTCGTCGCCGCCCTTTTCGTGCTTGATGTAGAGACCCTTGGCGTACCACGACATCGCGAGCACCTGATAGTCGGTGCCGGGCACAACGGGGACCTCTCGTCGCACCTGCGACACGAGAGCCGAGAGCGGGGCTCGATCTGGGCGCGACCTCTTGATCGCCTCGCCCATCCGGGCCCAAGCGGCTTGGTGTCTCGCGCAGGTCTCCGCGACAGCTGCGATTGTGGTCGCTAGCGCACCGTATCCGCGTGCAGGCGTAGGAAAGCGGTGGCCATCGCTTCCGTTCGGGTTTCGACAGTTAAGGTTGTAGGCCTGTGCGGCAATACGGGATCGCGCCACTTGCCAAGAGCGATCACTTGGCCTGCGGGCAGACCACCACGCGATCGCGTCGGCACATTCGTCGAACATGAATGGCTTGTGTTGCGTGTAAGCCTTCAGGCCTGGTCGCACTGGAATCTCATAGAACCACACCTCGTCAGACGGCTCTCTTGTGTCGAAGAACAAAATGGAGGTGCTGCTCTTCGTATAGGGCTCGAAGACTCCCTTCGGAAGACGGACGACTGTGTGAAGGTTGTACTCGTCAAGCAATGCTGCGCGGACGCGCACAGCGATACCCTCTTGCGTGAGAACTCCATCAGGTACGACCACTGCAGCTCGCCCAGGCCTAGCGCCGCCTCGCAGCTTTCGCATGATCAGCTGCAGGAAGAGCAGCGCCGTCTCGGTAGTCTGCTTGTCCGGTGGGAAGTTGCCGAGAATACTGCGCTCCTCTTCGCCGCCGAAGGGTGGATTCGTGAGAATCACGTCGACGCGATCGGCATCCCCCAACTGCGAGATCTTCACTGCCAGACTGTTGCCGTAGTCAACCGCCGGCTCGTCCAGCCCATGCAACAACAGGTTCATCTGCGACAACATGTATGGCAACGGCTTCGCTTCCCCGCCGCGAATGCTGCGTTCCTGCAATTGCCTTCGATCCTGGACCGTCTTGCACTGACGCTCGAAATGAGTGTACGCCTCAGCCAAGAACCCCCCCGTGCCGCATGCCGGGTCGAGGACTAGTTCGCCCAACCGTGGGTTGGTAACAGCGACCATGAACTGAATGACTGGGCGTGGCGTATAGAACTCGCCACTGTCGCCAGCGGCATCTCGCATCTCACGCAACATGGACTCATATAGCCGCGCGAGCGTATGAATCTCTTCGGTCGAGTCGAAGTGAATCCCATCCACGAGGTTGATGACATCGCGAAGCAAGTAGCCAGAGACCATTCGATTGACAACACCACTGAACACGGTCGCGATGACATCTCTGCGCCGGTCGCCGTTGGTAGCACGAAGACTTCTTAGGTAGGCCAGAAGGCCAGCGCCCCGCTTGCCATCGGGACGCGGCGCCTCTTCTTGATTGACGAACGCCGTCAGTGCATCGCCAGTAATCCCGTCCGCGTGCGCCGCCCAGTCGCGCCACCGATAGGGAGGTTCAATGGCCGATCTGTACTTCTTTCCGGAGATGCGAGCTCGCGTCTCGTCCACTCGCTCACGATCGTCGAGGAACTTTAGGAACATGATCCACGTGAGCAGTGGAAGCCGATCAAGGTCGCCGTTGAGCCCCTTGTCCTTCCGCATGATGTCGCGGGCTGACTTGATCAGTGCACTCAATTGATGCGCCGTGGTCTTGGGTTCGTCGGGCCTTCTCGCAGGACGCGTCGCGGTGGGAGTCTTTTTATTCGCCATCTGAACTCATCTATTGAGTGGGGTAGGGCAGCTGATCTACGCGGCGGCGTAGAGGAGCGATTGGAGCTGAGTCACCGCGCTTCGAAGCTGTGTGACGTCGCCGAACTTCGCGGCGATCTCAATCACGTTGCCGTGATCGCTGATCGGAGGCACTTCAAGTACATCGGGGATAACGAATTGGGCGGTGCCGTGCTCGGTGTACTTGTCCAGAAGGTCGTTGAGGATCGACTTCGCTTCCGGCCCGTACTGCTCGAAGAAGTCGGGGCGTTCGGCGCGCAGTCGCTGCGCCCGCTCGCGCCGCGTTCGCAGCGGCGAGTTGAATGCCAAATGGCAGATCAGGTCGAGGGGATCGGCGTCGGGCTGTTGCGCCGTCTCCGCCAAGTGATCGAAATCGATCCCCCGGTCCGCGAGTTGATCGATGATCTCGCGTCGGCGATCCGGGTCTGCCCATTCGCCGCGGAGCTCGGCAGCGTTGCGATAGAGGGACCGCACGCGATCTGCCGTGTAGTCAGTGAACTGGACGACGCGAAGCTGGTTGCCGTCTGGATCGAGCTCATACACGAGGTGCGCTGCAACCTCAACGTGGCCACCGTCAACGTAGAACTTGCGGCGCGGCCCGTCATCCTCGTCGGGTGGGAGTTCTGCTGGCTCGGCGGGATCGGGAGCGGCTTCGTTCTCGGCGACGATCTGCTCATCGCCGACCGGCTCGCCTTCTTCATCGATTTGTTGCTCGATCTCGACAACGGGGTCGCCGTCGAAGTCTGGGTCAGCGAAGAGACGTGTTGCGGAGCCGGTGTAGTCAATGATGCTGAAGAAGAGCTTCCCGTAGTCATCGCGAACTCGCGTGCCGCGCCCGATGATCTGCTTGAACTCAGTCATCGAGTTGATGACCCGAACAAGGACGACGTTCTGCACCGTCGGCGCGTCGACACCGGTAGTCAGCAGCTGCGACGTCGTCAGGATCACTGGTGTCTGTCGCTCGACGTCCTGAAAGCGGCTGAGGTGACCGCGCCCGATCTCGCCCTCGTTCGCCGTAACCCTGCACGCGTAATCGGGGTGATCGCGGACGAGGTCCGCGTTCAAGTTGTTGAGGGCCTGCCTCATCTCGCTGGCATGCTCCTGGTCGACGCAGAACACGATCGTCTTGGCGAACCGATCAGTGCGACGCAGGTACTCCGTCAAGTGGCGCGCCACCGCTTCGGTTCGTGCGCGAAGCGCCACCCGGCGCTCGAAGTCGTTGGTGTGATATTCCTCGTCAGGGACCTCGCGTCCGAATCGATCGACCTCGCCCTGGGTCGGTCGCCAGCCCGCTGCGTCCCACGTCGTCACGACGCGATGGACGCGGTAGGGCGCAAGGAAACCGTCATCAATGCCCTGGCGCAGGCTGTAGACGTAGAGAGGATCGCCGAAGTACGCGTAACTGTCCGCGTTCTCGACGCGTCGCGGCGTCGCGGTCATGCCGAGTTGGCACGCCGGCTCGAAGTACTCGAGAATCTCACGCCAGCTGCTGTCGTTCCGCGCACTGCCGCGGTGGCACTCGTCGACGATGATCAGATCGAAGAAGTCGCGCGGGTACGCGCGATAGAGGCCAGGGCGAACGGCGTCCTCTGCGATCGACTGGTAGGTCGCGAAGTACATCTCGCGGCTCATGACCGCGTTGCCACCCTCAATCTTGTGCCTTGCGTCGTCAAAGGGCGCGAAGTCCTTGTCCTTGGGATCATCGATGAGGATGTTCCGATCGGCGAGATAGAGGATGCGCGGACGGCGAGGCGCGCCTGATCGATTCCACCGAGCCTTCCAGAGCCGCCAGCAGATCTGGAACGCGACGAGCGTCTTGCCCGTTCCCGTCGCCATCGTGAGGAGCATTCGATCTCGCCCCATGAGCGCACCCTGCACGACGCGGTTGATCGCGGTCTCTTGGTAGTAGCGCGGTGACCTGCCGGGCTGGTGATGGCCAGGGGTGAGCAGCGACTGCGCGGCGGCCGGGCCGATCGCCTCGCTCGCCACGAGCCGCGCCCAGAGCTGATCCGGCGCGGGGAACGAATTGATCTCGCGCTCGACGCCCGTAGTGAAGTCGAACTCCACGATGCCATGGCCGTTCGTCGCGTAGGCGAACTTGAGGCCGAGGATCGCGGCGTAATCCTTCGCTTGCTGAAGCCCTTCGGCGGGAGTCGTGTATGTCGGCTTCGCCTCGACGACGGCGATCGCAACATCCGGGCGATACCGGAGGATGTAGTCAGCGCGCTTGCCGGGGCGCCTGCGGCCTCGACGTCCGGCGACTACGATGCGGCCGTCCGTGAAGGTCACCTGCTCATTGATCCGGCAGGGATCGCTTTCCCAGCCAGCGGCTCGAAGAAGCGGCACGACGTACAGGCGGCAGGTGTCGGCCTCATTCGGCATCGACTGCCTCCTGTCGGCTGCACCGGCTCTCGCGGGCTGGGGAGTAGAAACTCATGCGGGGATTCGGTGGGCGTCCATGTGCATGAAACACTGAACAGGCGGAGCATAACCGCCCGGTCGGGGCGTGTCCACCTGATCGAAGTGATTTCACCTCACGACACGTTCGACGCGAGCGCCACTGACCACCGCCGCCGTTGTTCTCCCCAGTCGGACGCACCGACGATCGCGCGAAGCCCTCTCTCATGGACCCGCTCTCGACCAGCGGTAACCTGCTCCAGAAGCAGGAGTTGCTCTTGAAGGTCGGGTGCCAGATTGAGCAAGTTCATGATCTGCGTCATCCGTGGCTGGGTGACACAGGCGATCCGGGCCAGCTCCGACTGGTCGACCACGGTTCCGTCCCGGATCAGCCGGTCGAACCGGATGGCCAGCGCCATCAGGCGGGCGATCCGAGGCACCCGGCCCGGGCCTACCTCATCCGCTGGCCGACGCCGCGTGATCAACCGCTTCCGCCCCTTGGCTTCGCGGGCGAACTGGACCTTCCGCTTCACCGTGATCATGCCGCCACCTCCACCTCGCGCGCCGCGAGGGCGCGGATGCCGTCCGCGTGAAACGAGACCTCAATCGCCGAGTCGCGGGCGTCGTAGTCGACGCGGGCCACGATGAGCCGCAGCAAGTCGACTTGTTCGCGCGGACTCAGCGCGCCCCACACATCGTCGAACCCCGCGAGCGCTGCCGTCGCCTCGCGCGGCTCGATCATCTCCCGCTCCTGTGCGGCGATCTCTTCCGCGATGGCGCGAAGTCGCGCTTCCGCCGTTGCCGTCTGTTCGTGAAGCGCGGCGACAACGCCCACGGACGCGCTCGACGGGTCGGCGGTTAGCACGCGACGGAGCTCCGCCTGCGTGCGCGCGAGCCCGCGCTGGACGACGCGGCGCTCTGCGCCGAGCCGCTCGACGGCCGCGTCAACCTGGCCTCGCGCGGCGCGAAGCGTCTCCTCGAGCATCGCACGGTCGCTGCCGAGGGACCGAATCTCGTCGACGACGGCCCGTTCGATCTCGGCCGCAGGCAGCGAGCCCGACGGGCACGAGCCGCGACCCTTCTTGATCGCGCCGCAGCAAACGTAATAGCGGTGCACGCGCGGCTTGCTGCCGTTGAAGCTGTGCACCATCGCGCGACCGCAGGCTTTGCAGAAGAGCAGTCGCTTGAGGAGCGCGCCGTAGCGGTTGCGGAAGTCGTTCTTGTTGCCGCGCGCATTCGCCTGAAGCTGCGCCTGCACGCGGCGGAAGAGATCCTCGGGGACGATCGCCTCGTGTTCGCCGGGATGGACTTCGTCGCGGTGGCGGATCTTCCCGAGGTAGATCGGGTTGGTCAGGTGGTCGTGGAGGTTGCCGCGATCGAAGGGCTGGCCGCCGAGCGCCTTCCCTGCCTTCGAGATCCACGCCTTCAGCCGCCACCCACGAGCGTCGAGTTCATCGACGACGGGCAGGAGCGAGCCGAGTTCGAGGTAGAGCTCGTAGATCTCGCACACGCGAGCCGCCTCGGCCGCGTTGACCACGAGCTTCGGGCTCGGGTTGGAGCGGTCGACGTCGTAACCCAGCACCGGCTTGCCTCCCGCCCACTTTCCCTTGCGGCGCTGAGCGGCCACCTTGTCGCGGATGCGCTCGCCGATGATCTCTCGCTCGAACTGGGCGAACGAGAGCAGGACGTTCAGCATCAGGCGGCCCATCGAGTCGCGGGTGTTGAACGCCTGCGTCACCGAGACGAAGGACACGTTGGCCTTCTCGAACGTTTCCATGATCCGCGAGAAGTCCATCAGCGAACGGCTGAGCCGGTCGACCTTGTAGACGACGACGCAGTCGACCCTCCCGGCGGAGATGTCGGCGAGGAGCGCCGTGAGCCCCGGACGCTCCATGTTGCCGCCGGTGAAGCCACCGTCGTCGTACCGATCGGGCAGCGCGACCCAGCCCTCGGCCTTCTGGCTCGTGATGTACGCCTCCGCCGCCTCGCGCTGTGCGTCGAGCGAGTTGAACTCCTGCGCCAGGCCTTCCTCGCTCGACTTGCGGGTGTAGATTGCGCAGCGGACGACCGGAGATCGCACCGCGTCACGCTTGCTCGTTGGTCGACGGCTCACGCAGCGCTCCCGAGTCGGAAGAACCGGAAGCCGTTCACGTGCGAGCCGGTGACCTTCTTGGCGATGGCGCTGAGGGAACGGAATCGCTCGCCCTCGAACTCGAAGCCATCGGGAAGGACGACGACACGGAGCGTGCGTCCCTTGTAGTCGCGGGTGATCGCGCCGCCGGGGGCGGGCAGTCGATCGTCGGTCGACACCACGGTGCGAACCACGGGGCCGTCGCCAAGGGGCGGGATGCACGCCAGCGACCGCTTCGGCGGCGTCACGCGCACGTCGGCGTCGCGGGCCAGTTCCTCGGCGCGCTGCTTGGCGCGTTCCGAGAGACCGCCGTACGCCTTGGCTTGGATGAGCCAGATGACGCGGCGCACGAGATAGACCCGGTGGCGGCTGCGCGTTCGCTCACCGGTCAGCTCGGCGTAGCGGTCCTGCAACTGACCGACGCTCATCTTCTCGAGCGCGGCGAGTTCCTTCTGGACGTCGATGGTCATCGCGAGGTCTCCAACCCGCAGGGCTCCGGTTCACCGGAGGTACGGTGAGCCACACTGAGCCTCGGATCGCCCTCGACCTCAAGTCCCTCGTCGGAAAGTGGGCAACTTGCGGGCGTGCCAATCAGCCCCACCGACCGGGCGCGGCGGTGCCACCGCACGAGCCCCTTGGCGAGGATCGCGGCGACGGCGCGACGGCGGTCGTCGGGCGAAAGCGCGGGGATGGCGTCGAGATCGGCCACGGGTGACTCCGTTCAGACCCCAGCCACTGAGCCAACTCGGCTCGGAGATGGCAAGCGGCGGGTTCACCCGGGTACTTATGCAGCGGGAGGGCGGGTTGCGCGGCGGGTCTGACTCCGACGGGTAGAAAGCCGACACTATCATTCCTAAGAAGGCTCTTCGACGACTCCGCGGCCGAGGGCCACGGCGCTCGGCGAGCTTCTCACACCCACCCGCGAGGAGGGTCCTATTGCCAGACGCCACTGAATCGCTTGTAGCCGACCGACTTGCACAGGAGACCAGCGTCGCGCAGCGCATCGCGGATGGCGTCTCTGCCCAAGGAAGGGACGTAGACGACGCGACCATTCGAGCGTTCTTCCCTGAACTGAACGTGCGCCACGGAGGACACCGGACCAACATAGTTCGAGATGTCTCGCTACCGCATCAGCTGGTTTGTGGCTCCCCCGTTGTGGTGAACCTTGAGCCGATGTCCGCTAGCGAGTTCGAGTCGCGTTATCGAATAACTCTCTCAGCTGCCGAGCGCTTCGCAGAACAAGGGCACGTGATTGCCAATTTGTACGTGCGAGATCCTGCAGCGTGGCGCGGCTTCTCACATTTCGAGCGCCTCATCCGACTTTCGCTAGCAAACGGCGTACGGGTCGACAAGTACTTCACCTTACGTAATGCTCAGTTCGCCAGCCTTATCGATGATCGTGCAGACCAGCTGGATCGGCAACTACGTCAAGTGCAGCAATCTAGACCACAGGACGTTGCTGCCCTGTTGACGCATGCCAAGTCACAACGAGGCGCCTTCGGCCGAGTCATTGGAACGCGTTGGGCGTACCTCGACGTACTCGCACCTCAAGCCTCCGACGTTGTCGCAGGTCTCGTATCGGAATGCCGCCTGGCGGAGGCACTCGAGTTCCTTCGATTGACCAAGCACGCCGTCGTCTCGCCCATCAGTTCAGCACTCGGCGGCGAATTCAGGTGGGCACCAAGCGATCTCGGACACATCCGTTTGGAGAGCGAGCAGTCTCTGACTGAGCGCCGCACGGTTCCATTCGCCGACCGGGGTGACGCGATGGAGTTCCTGATTCACAGCTTGACGACAGTGGCGCCCTTCCGATGTCTGCGCGAGTACGAAGCGGACACCTTGGCCGCGCTCATGGCAAACTCCGATCTAGAGGTGCTGAAGGCTCATCTCTGCGCGACAATGGAAGCGATGGCGGCCCTTGCGCAGCGGGGCGAAGTCAGGGAGAGCAGCGTGAACGACTGGATTCGCGTCAGCAAGGAGATCCAGCGCGTCCTCGGACAGTATGAGAAGGTGGGCCAAACAGCTGCCAACGTGACTGCGGTAACGGTCGGGTGCATTGTCCAAGCGTCAATTGAAGGAGCCGCCGGATTCGTTGTCGGCGTAGCCGCAGGCGCGCTAGCAACAGAAGTCCTCGGCAAGCGACTTGAGGCCGGACGAGCCGTTCATCGTCTCGTGAATCCGGGTCGACACCGGTTCATCTTGGCGCTCGAGAAACTGCAGGCCGGCACTCGGGCCGCGTGAAAGCCATCGTCTGGGCCTTAACCCGAGACAGATGCAGTAGAACGACCGCGGCGCTATTCTCCACAGTCGAGCGTGACACTTCTCGGAGACGACGCACGACCGAACCCCGTCGGCTTCCCTCTACTTCTTGGCCGGTTGCAAACCGAACCGGCCCGCCAGTTCACGCGAGACGCCGCCGAGAGACCTCGGCGGCGTTTTCGCGTTCTACGCCGTTGTTCGCGTGGGTCGCGACCCCGTCGCGGGTCTCTCGTGGGCGCGTGGTCATCACCGGCCGGGCAGCCCGGAAGCGCCTCCAACCGCCCGTTGGGGCCAAAGTCTCACTGTCTCTCCCCGAGACCCCTGCCGGGGTTATGAGAGGGTTGACTCCGCGATAGCGCGAGCAACCTCCACGGTTGCCTTGGGATACTGCGAGCAACCCTGTTCGAAACGCGAGATGATCGTGAATGCGCCGCATCGTCCGAACCGGCCGACTCCTATCGCAGGCTGGCACGACCCTGGCACAGACGTCTCCGTCTACCGCGCCAAGCGGACGGGCATACGATCTCTTGGACGTTGCTCTGAGACGGCGGATGCGTCTCGTTCACCGGCCACATGCAGGGGCCAACGATGCCGATGAACCCGAGAGCTTCACACGAGAGGATGCTTTGATGGCGTACAAGAACGTCTCCCTCGCCCGACTGGCTGTTGTCACGCTGCTGGGGTTCGTCGTGACGATCGCAACATCATCGACCGTTTCGGCACAACCACTGCCACCGACGGTCGGAGATCCCGAGCTTCTTCGCAATGCAGAGTTGTGGCCCCCATTTGGGACAACCGTCTGGCAGCTGCCTGCACCGCATGAGTTGATTTGGTACATCGCGTATGATCCGACGCCACTGACGGTCGACTCGCCGGAGTTTATCGTTCATCTTGTCAATGACGGGCGGACGGTCCGTACGTTACTCGCCAAGCTTGGGGCCTCCGCCACCATCTCCTTCTCCCTGACGCTCCCCAACGGAACAACCCGGCAGAGTGACGTCACAGCGACTCGTGCGTATATGTACCACGGCCGCGAACAGCATATCGCCAAGGGAGAATCGATTGCGAATTTTCACCTCAATCTGTTCGAGCACGTCGGGGCGCTCGATCCGGGTGTCCATATATTGCAAGCCACTTTGAGTACGACGGCGCCGCTTCGATGTGCGCAGGACGACGCTGTGATCGTCGACGAACTGTCGATCCAGCTCCCACCGATGAGGTTCGAGGTGATTGCGCATCCCGTACCCGAACGGGATGTGAGGGGGTCGGAGAACATCGATCTGGAACCGCTCACGGAGATGGACCGATTGACCGGTAGAATCCGTGCACGCCTGACAAATATCTTTGATGTTCCCTTGAGCTTTCACGCAGACCTTGGATTGAGACCAAGGCAGGAACCACTCCCTGAGGATCATGCGCTCAGCGTGTACAACGATATCGAGCGATGGACGGAGTCGGGCTGGGCACGCGACGGATCTCTGGGCTACTGTGGAATGGGCACGGGCAGCGTGGCGGTCGAGCCGGGGAAGTCGGTTTCCGTGGCTTTCCATTCGCCGCTGGCACACGGCCGAAGTTCAGGAGTCTTTCGCTGTGTGCTCACGGTGCAGACTCCCGATGGAGAACGCCACAAAGTCGTCACTGCACCGATCATGGTTGAACACCGTAACCGGTAGCTTGTTCTCCATCTACATGCGGTCGAGATCCGTCTCACCTGGTCACTCGCGCCGCTCGATCGACTACACGCCCGCCAGTGATGTTGCCGCTGGTGCAGTGGTCGTGCAGGGCGAGCTCGTCGGCATCGCCAAGCTCGATATCAAGGCCAACACGCTCGGCGCGCTGGCGGTCGCGGGCGTCTTCGACATCGCCAAGGCGACCGGTGGTGGCACCGCGATCACTGCGGGTGCGTTCGTCCACTGGGATGCGACCAACTCCATCGCCACGACGGCAGACGGCGGCGGTACAACTCGATCGACGCCCAGCGCGACGCATGCACCGCGTACATCGCCACGATGAAGCACGCGGGCTGGGTTTGCCTGGCCGACGACTACAGCGACGGCGGCTGGTCTGGCGGCAACACGGAGCGGCCTTCGCTCCAGCGACTGCTCGCCGATGTGGAAGCGGGGAAGGTCGATGCCGTCGTGGTCCATCGCGTCGATCGGCTGTCGCGGAGCCTTCTCGATTTCACGCAGATGCTGACCCTCTTCGAGCGCCATGGCGTTTCGTTCGCGAGCGTGACCCAGTCGTTCGCCACCGACTCGGCGATGGGCAGACTGACGATGCACATCCTGCTGAGCTTCGCCGAGTTCGAGCGCTCGATGATCTCGGAGCGCATCCGCGACAAGATCGGCGCCCAGCGTCGTCGCGGCATGTGGGCGGGTGGCAAGCCGGTGCTCGGCTACGACATCGATCGCTCGGCCGCGAGCCCGCGTCTGGTTGTGAACGCCGCCGAAGCCGAGCGAGTCCGCGCGATCTTCACGCTCTACCTCGAGCTCGGCAGCCTGATGCCGGTCGTCGAGGAGCTTCGACGGCGCGGGTGGACGGCGAAGGCGTGGACCACGAAGGCGGGTCGGTCTCTCGGCGGCCAGCCGTTCGACAAGCCGACCGTGCACGCGCTGCTGACGAACCCAATCGTGACCGGCAAGATCGTCCACAAGGGCGCGGTCCACGACGGCCAGCACGAGGCGATCGTCCCGCGGAAGGTCTTCGATCGCGTGCAGGAGCGGCTCAAGGCGAACGCGCGCACGAAGTCGGCGTTCAACATGCCGTCAGCCACGGGCGCGTTGCTGCGTGGATTGTTGCGCTGCAAGAGCTGCGACTCCGCGATGGTGCACGCTCGTACGCGGCGGGGCAATCGTGCGTACTCGTACTATCGATGCAACCGCGCGTGCCGTCACGGTGCCGCCGCGTGCCCGACCGGCTCACTCCCGGGCGGCGAGATCGAGAAGTTCGTGGTCGAGCAGATCGTCGCGACGCTCAAGCATCCCTCCTTCGCCCGCGCTGCTTTGAAGGAGGCGAAGCAAATGGCCACGGGCACGCAGATCGATCTCGGCGCGATCAAGGCGGCCATCGACGACATCGACGGCATGTGGCCGACGCTGTCGCCGAGCGAGCAGTTCCAGCTCGTCCACCTGCTGCTCGAACGCGTGGAGTTCGACGCGGCCACGAGCAGCATCGCGCTCAGCTTCCGCGATGGCATCGTCGCCGGTCACATTCCGAGGAGCACTGAGGTGGCGGCACAGTCCAGCGCCAGCAACGCCGCCACAGCCACTCGCACCGCAACCGCTCGCACCGCCACCACCGAGGCCGCCGCATGAGCGTCGTCGTCGTCCGTCCCTGCCACTTCCGCTCCCGCGACGGCTCGGTATTCTGATCTCGTGCGGCTGAGCATCGCAATCGCGACGGTGGCGGCAGGCGGCGGACAGCCCGGCAAACTGGGCGGAGGTTCGCCATGCGGAATGCGGGGCGGCACCCGTGCTTCGCACTCTTCGACGCTCGTGTCGATGACCGCGCGCGTGCTCGAATCTGCTGCGGTCCGACTGCTCGCACTCGTGTTCGCGGCGACCGTGTTCGCCACCGGTGCCGTCGCCTCCACCCCCATCGGCGCCTGCGCCGCCAACCTCATCGGCGGCAGCGCGAACGCCCCAGGCACACAGGCCTGGACGCTCGACCCGCTCGGGAACTGGGCCGATGTCTCGACCTGGACCTCGGGGATCATCACCGGGCAGCCCACCGGCGGTCACTTTCACAGGATCAAGGCGAAGGAGACAGTCAATGGACTGGTTGACTGGCTACGCCGCATTCCGAATGCAACGGCACACGACCGACTGGTGGCACAGAGCCTCTTGGATGACCTTCTCGACGCGCTGGGGACCACTCCATGAGCGCTGACTCCGTCGCGTTCGTCGGCGCCTTGGCATATAACTGCCGCCAGCTCCTACCAATCATGGCTGATCATCTTGCAGATCACAATGGCGTAGTACTTCCGCATCTCTTCATGGCTGATGTGGAACGATGGGCGGAGCGGAGGATCGAGGGAGGTCGTGGTTCCAAGGACTCCGACCTACTTGAGGTATTGGCCTTCATTGAGGTTGCTCTTGCCCACCATGTCGATTCGGAAGTTGGAGAGGTGATCTCGGTGTCGTTTCTGGAACACCTCCCGAGACCCGGCGAGCCTGGCTCAGTTCTGCGATCGATGGTTGGTCCAACCTGTGCTGCGCAGCTGAAGATAATCGGTTGATCCGTAGGTGAGTGCGCGTCCCTCCGCCGCTTGGGGTCACGACCCCTCAATCGATCCCCACCGATCGGTCAGGACCGATTGAGATGGTCCCCCGATGAAACGCAGGCGCGGCATTTCGCTCGGTATCGCGTTCCCTCTAGATACTTGCCCAGGAGCGCACCATGAGTCGACTCGACCTCCACATCCTGTTCCTCGCTGTGGTCACCGCTCTCGGCTTCGCGCCCATCGCGGAGGCCCATTACAGCCCAACGCAAGGGAGGTGGGTGGAGAGGGACCCGATTGGGTATGCAGATGGCTGTTCCCTATATGTCTACGGTTCATCAACTCCAACGCTACTTCGCGACTCATCGGGCCTATGCCCTTCGCAGAAAGACCTAGCCGCCATCGACGACGAGTACATTGCGTGCCGCAGTCGCTGTTTCGAGATGGCGCCGTTACCGCAGTATCTGTGCAAAGCGAAGTGCGAGAAAAGCCATTGCGCAAGGCTCGCCGCCACTCTGCCAACCTATCCATCGTTGCCAGATACCGCTCCGCAGTGCGATGACTATAAGGAAGATGATACGTACAAGGATGCCAACGCAAGATGCTTCTGCAGATGCGCGGGAAACGGTGACTGGTCCAAGGATGTTCGCGGGTGCTTGCGCGCCCTTTACGACTGCGGTATTGACCCCGACCTAGCGCATGTGACGTGCTACGCGGCTGCTAGCTGCAAAGGCTACTCGAAGCCGAACCTCACCTTGGCATACTGCTATGTCAAGTGCGTAGCAGTTCGCATTCCTTCCTGTATCCCGGCTCTTCCGACGACCCCAATTGATCCGTTCTTGTAGACGCAGTAGGGCGACTGGCGTGATGTACCATCGTACAACTGTCCTGCTGCTTCATGTTAGCATTTGCGCAATTCTCGGCAGTCTCATTGGGGCGCACGCATTGCGCGGATTCGCGTTACCAGGGTTGCTGGTAGGCGTCGTAGCCGGTCTGTTGACATGCCCCATCGTCATTTGGTCTGTTCATGGCAAGGAGCTGCAGCTAGCAATGCTCCTGCTCTACGCCACTCTTGTCGGCACATTAATGGCAGTGTCTAAACGCTCACCTGCGGTCCAACTGCTGGTGCTTGCTTTGGTTCTTTGTGCGTCGTCAATTCTAATCAGATGGCTAATGCCCCTGCGATTCGAGCCGACAGCGTGCGCATGGTGTGGGTATCCGCGGTCGGCTGAACGCAGTGCTCGATGCTCCGAGTGTGGATTTAGCACGCCGCATCAGCGTCGTCGACGACGACAACGCTGGAAGTTGTTAATGGCGCTACTGGCTCTCTTGCCGGTGTCGATATGGACATTCGTGTCTCTCTGAGAAACTGTTTCAGAAGGTGGTGATCGCGCGATGAGGGAAAGGATCTTCAGCAGCGCATGGAGACGCTCTCATATCAAAGGAACTAGAAGGTGGGCGCGGATCGGGCTGAGATCGCACGACTGCACGGCGGCTTACGACGCTTCGTGCGTGCCGACAGGGGTGTCTCAGAACGCCGCCGAGGCCGGTGTCAGGTCCTCCCAACCGATCCCCACCGCGGTATCAGGACCGATTGAGCGGTCCGACTGATGGAACGAGCGCGCGACATTTCGCATTCTGTCAGGTTCCCTCTACTTCAAGCGACCGGCTTCGACAGACGCCGACCCGCTGGTAAACGATGAACGCCCCGACCGCAAGGCCGGGGCGTTCGCGTTGGTGGGCCAGTGATCGCAGGGGTTTGCGATAGGCCAAGGAGGGCGTCTCGGCTCGTAGCCCGCAGCGCGAGACAACCGGCCCGACTCGCGGGGGAGGAGACCGGGCGGATCGAGGCGGAGTACCAGCACCAGGCCGCGAGGCTCTTGGCTCTCGACGTCGAGCTGGCCGAAGAGCGGGAGAGCGAGGACGCGGCTGGCACGAAGCAGGAGAAGACGCAGGCCGCGAGCGCCGTCGCAAGACTCGACAAACAGCGAGAGAGGCTCGCCGCCAAGCTCACCGAACGCGACGAGCGCATCGCCGAGGCGCGTCGCCGGGCCGAGGGTGACCGCAAGGACGTCGGTGCGGTGGGCGACGAGCTGATCTCGCTCTACGCCGACTCCGACGAGCTGCTCAAGCACGCGCGGGTCGTGGGCCTCGAAGAGATTGAGGAGAATGACTTCAACCTCAACATCCCGCGCTACGTGGACACTTTCGAGCCCGAGCCACGGGTGGAGATGAGAGACGCGCTGAAGGCGCTGCGAGAGGCCGAGGCGGCGGCGAAGGCGGCTGAGGCGAGGCTGACCCGACTGCTTCGGGGGGCGGGCTATGCAGACTGACTGCTTTCCGAACGCGATAGCCGAGTGGCCCAAGGGACCAGTTTCGAGTCTCGCCCACGTGAGCCCGCGATACCCGATGAAGAAGGGACAGGAGTACCCGTTCGTCGAGATGGCATCCGTCGGCGAGGACTTCGCGGGGATTCTCCAGTTCGCCACCCGGGCTCTCGAGGGCTCCGGCCTCTCACGCTTCAAGGTCGGTGACACTCTGTTCGCCAAGATCACGCCTTGTCCGCAGAACGGGAAGGTGGCATTCGTCGACACCATCCCAGGTGAACTCGGCCTCGGCTCCACCGAGTTCATCGTGCTATCGCCTCGCCCATTCACCGTGCCCCGCTTTCTGTACCACCTAGTGTGTTCTCACGACGTTCGCGGTCGAGCCGCGGCACGCATGGAAGGTTCCACGGGCCGCCAGCGCGTTCCGGACGGGCGAGTACGTATCGCGCTCCCACGCGCGCATCCGAGCCGCTGGCTCGATCCCCGTCCGCTCACCTCTACTTCGACGAGTCGGTGAAACAACGCCGACCCACTGGTGAACGATGAGCGCCTCGGCCAACCGGACGAGGCGTTCGTCTTTCAAACGCGAGGAAAGTGCCGGTGTTTCGCGTTTTCGCGCCGCGTCGAGAGTCCCGAGGCGAGAGTCGCGCGAGACACAGGAGAGGCAACCTAGCAACCGTCCCTGGCCAAAGTCTCTAACTCTCTAACCAGTGAGTCACAACTGGTTATAGAAGGTGCCGTCATAACCAGTGGCGGCGCGACTCGGTGGTGACTGGCAGGTCATCGTGGAGATGCGGGTTTGCAGCACCACACTCTGGGCACCGAGGTAACTGCTGGACGGAGTAGCCACATCGGCGGCACCGACCTTCTGTAAGGCGCCGATGCAGCGCGACAGCCCGTCGTTGAAGGGCCAGTGCGACGCCGGCTACGATCGTCCAAAAGATCGCATTCAGAAGGAGGCCGTGCCAGATCGGTGTGAACGGTAGAGCGGCCGCTTGCTGCCACCCGAAGCCTTCTGGGGGCGAATGAGCGTCAAGCCCCCATCGCGCCTCGAAGGACGGCAGGGGAAGCCCTCCCAGCAGAGCGACCCTGAATCCGTCTGGCGACTCGGCGATCGGTGCGACACGCAGCGACGATGACAGCGCTCGAAACGGCCACCCAGAGAGGTCCTCGATGTGCATGGTCCAGAGTGCGCGTTGCTCTGGATCGAACCCAATACTGTTCCTGATTGCGCCGTCGTCGAATGTTCGCCATACCGCTCTTGGCTGCGAGTCGAGCCACACCTGGGCGAAGCACTCAGCAGTGTCGCGTTCGCGGCGGTCGCGTCGCAGGTAAGCGACAAACTCGGACGGGCCGCGACATGGAACGACGCCCTGCGCACTCGCGCGATCCCACATAGCGTCAACGAATGGGCGTGCAAGTGCCTCGGCGTGGTCCGTGCTCGCGACAAGAACCTCCCGAGTCGTTAGAGCATGCGACCAGCGTAGCAGCATCGCATTACCACTTGCAGTACTTGATGCGCTGAAGCCGATCGTGGTGCTGAAGCTGCCCAACCAAGCACCGAGCCAAGCAACGATGAGCGAAAGTCCGACGCCCACGGCACCAACAAGCCAACACACTCGGAGCTTTGCCGTGGAGCTGCGGCTGCTCCGCAGCCACCGCGCCTGTCGCGTGCTGTCGGGTGCTTGGTTGCCATCGCGAATACGCACGCGAGCGCCTCCGCGTCATTGTGGGCAGTGTCGTGCTGCCTGTCCAAGAGCGTTCCGGATTGCCCGGTCGATCGCACGCTGGCACTCGCTGCGGGGCAACGGGGGCAATGCGAGACACGCTCGTTTCCCCTCGGTCAGGCAGGCGACTTCATCCTGATAAATGTCGCAATGATCGCAACGCGAGCGCATCGTCTCCTCGAGTCGCTCGCAGTGCTCGCAAGTCGGTGGCATTCCATCAGGAACATTGTTGCACGATAGCCAGTCCTGTGACTCGGCATGCCATCGCTCGTGCCGTACGGTACACCGATTGATTATCTCTTGCGCAAGGTCGTATCCTTTGCCTGGCAATCGAAGGGCCGGAAACTCGTCGGCAGCGTCGACGAAGACGCAGATGATCTTGCGACCCTCGCAGCAGACGGTCTCGGCGCTCGCGCCATCCCGCTTTCTCGCTTCTTTGCAGCAGAAGAGTTGCATTGGCGTAAACGGAACTGGGCTCTCGAACCCACGGCCGAATGGGCGACCATCCAGTGGAGGAATAACTGGTGTCACCGATGGGCCTTCGGGTACCTGAATCTGAACAGCAGAAACAGCGCTAGCGGTGAGGCTTGCCAGTCCTGTGGGGTCGATCCGTCTAAGTGGTTGTGACTTCAAGGCCTGATACAAGCTGGGCGAGTCACGATAACCAACCGGATCCCTCTCAATCCACCTCCCCTTGGTCGGGTTGTAGTGAGCGGCAGCGCTCGGAGCAAGGCTGAGCGTTGCGACGGTGACGAGGATGGCGACAAGCAGGTTGGATCGTGACATGGTGCTCTCCATCGAGCGTGGGCGGATCATAATCAGTTGGGAAATCCCGGCACGCGCGGCGTCGGCGGGCCGCTGATGGGTTGTGGCTGGACCGATGGCGCTCCGGC